AAGCCGGTACCCCTACCGTTGCCCATACGGGCAGAATCCCAATAGCAGAGTCCAGTTTGACCAGACCCGTCTTCGTTAGCGCAAGGCGGTATGTTGGCAGTATCACTACCGCAAGCGGCTAACGACATCAAGGCGATTAATACGGCAACAGCCGCGACACACTTATTACGCATGGTTTCCTCACTTCCGTGTGAGGCGTGCTAAGATGTAGCACGCCTCGATTGTGTTTTGATTACTTGCAAATGTTTGAAAACGATTAAGGCACGCGCTCTATGGTTGCAGCCATAGAGCGCATTCTTTTACTCGGGCCACCCGTCCGTAAGTTCGTAGGGATGGCACCCAAGAGCGCGGGACAGTCTCAGTGCATTGTCAAGAGTCATATTGCGAACGTCATACTCACCACGCTCGTAACGGCTTATGATTGTCTGCGCTATGCCTGTCTGCTTGGCTAACTGTGTTTGCGTCAGCCCTCGTTTTTTCCGCAGTTCCCTTAATCCCATAGGCTCACCCACTTTCAAACGGTTATGAGTGAGTCCGATTCTAGCACTATATTGTGCTATCTACGGCTAGGGAAACACTCTTGATTTTTCAAACTTGCTTTTGTCTTACTCGATTGAGCTTGATGATTAGTACTATATCGTACTATCTGTGGTTAAACAAATCGGCGTGTCGGAAAACCAGCACGCCGAACGGCTCACACTGACGTGAACTCACGCACCAGCGCATGCCGCATGATGTCATCAGCGGACACGCCACGACGTTTAGCGACGGCATCCAACATGGCCGACATGTCAGCGCTTAACGAAAACGTCCGACTGACAGCATCCGCCTGAGCGACAGGAACGACAGGCCCGGAATACACCGCACCCGGCCTTCCGCCGAACTCGCCGTTATCCGCATCGTCGGCCCACTTGTCCAACATGTCATCAGTGACCACACGGCCACCCTTCGCAACAAAAGACATGACACTTCCTCCTTTACAAAAGTTTCAGTTCCCGCAGCACCTTCGGCGTCGCACGCATGGCATGGAACACATGCCAACGATCCGACTCATCTAGTACCGCCACCATTTCCAGCAAACGCCCGTACTCGTCGTATCCAACCGCCACATAACGCAACGGGTCGGTATCCTCACGCGCCATAAACCGCACGACGTTCGACCATGCCACGCGCACCGAATCAGCGGACACGTCGGGATGTCGAGTCTGGATACGCGGGTCAACGACGATATCGCCAACCGGCACGGCTCACCACCTTTCGATATAACAGGTTCCAGCGTATCCCGTCCACCTTGGGACACGCTATGAGTGCCTAGACTATGGGATAAACCCAGTGAGCTAGGCCGACTGTGTACAAGGCCCACAGTCAGGCGAAGAATTGATTAGGGCACACACCTAGCTTTCGCTAGTGTTTTCTTTCGGCTCACTAGGAGCCTCAGCAAGCGCAAACATCTCGGATAAATCGTTAGCCATCTTGCGCCGCCCCAACGCACGTAACCATTTAACAGCCATCTCTAACGTCATGTTTTTTGTATCGAGATGCCCATTCTTGTACTTGGATACCGTGGTACGAGGTATGCCGATTTTATCGGCTAACTGTTGATTATCCAGATTCTTGCTGTCTTGCAATTCCCTGTAGTCCATGGCCCACCTCGCTATCTGTTTCAGTGGGCCTAATTATACCTTTGGCTTATTCGCAGACGGAGTTTCTGATGCCATCGCGCCGCGTTCTCTCAGCGGCCCCCGCACTACTCGCAAGACCTCTGCCTTGCTTCATTATCCCTCACCAGTCCTTGACTGGGTATCGGTAACACTATTCAATTCTCAAACTCTCATGTCACTCGGGATAGCTCTCACCTATCACCGGGACTTCGTGCGCCGCTGGGACTCGAACCCAGTACCCGCCTATCGGCGGCGCTGTCAGTAGTTGAGCTCGGCCCACACTCGGTCGAACTTGCGGTAGAGCTCGGCGGGGTATTCCTCGTTGTCGTCCATCTCGATACCGAGGGCTATGGCCGTGATGTCCAGCACGTTGTCATAGGTGCAGGGCTTGCATACCGTGGCCAGGTCTACCGCCGCTCTAAAGGCTTTGGCTTTAATCTCCGTGGTGTTCATCTCGGGGTTCCTTTCTTGGTGTTCCGTGGTTGATGGCTATCACTATACGCGGTCCAATACTGGAACGCAAGTCAATAGCGATTGAACCACCCGTAAACCATTGCAAACACTAGCTTCACTCGGCGTGTCGAAACTTACGATTCACGACGTAAAATCGCGGGTATATACCTTATATACCAAATAAAGGCTTAACGAGAATATTCTCAATAAGAAATATCAAAAACAAAACCTGAGCCAACCACACTCAACAACGCAAGCATGAGTCACGACACACCAAGTTTGACAAACCACGCCACACGACTATCATTCTCCGCCCACACACAAGCATGACATAGAGGCAAACCACCACGTGACGGACTCACACGGACGGATAGACAGGCAACGGCACAGACGGCCACGACCACGCCACACTACGACACGCCGACACATACACCCCACCCCCAAGGGAAGGGTACCCACGGGCAAGACGCGGGGCCGCTGCGACTCTAGCTCTGACGCTGGATGCGATCTGGGGCTATTATGGAAAAACCGTTCGCTTCTGTGGTGAGTGCTGTTCTTTCACATTTTCTTCACTGCAACGCTTGCCGCAACGCTTGTTGTGAGTAAAATGTCGTGTAGACGGATTGTTGGGGAATGGAGCGAAGCTCAGGTTCCTGACAAGACGAGGCCCCGCAGTCGCGGGGTTTTCTCATATTTGCGTGAGATATCCCAATTGGTAGAGGACGCCGGCTCAAACCCGGTGTGTTGTGGGTTCGATTCCCTCTCTCACGACTAGGCCACGCCTTTTTTGAAAACCGAACCGTCAAAACAGTTTTACGAGGATTTGTAAGGTCGAGTTCTCTGGGATTCCGTTTTGTATTGGTGTTGTTTTCTTGGACCGGGGGCGTGGCCGTGGATGATTGGCAGAGTAGACGAATGCGGCGGCTTGCTAGGCCGTAAACCGTAAAAGGTTCGCAAGTGCAAATCTTGCATCATCCGCAGGATGGTCAGTAAGGCCGGTCAAGGTCGTGACTGTCGGTTGGGGTTTGACCGCCCGTGAACCGGCGTCGTGCAGAATCTCCGCACAGCATCGTGTGCCGACTCCCCGCTTCGCGTGGGTTGACGTCGGCTGAGGAGTGCCCCCGGTTCGCTGGGCGGCGGGAGTCTGAGATGGCTTCCACGGTGTCGAGCACGTGGAGTGCGCGCGTTCTGTAACACCGCTGCCTTCGGGCGTTGGGAGTTCGATTCTCTCCGGCACCACAATCGCGATGTAGTTCAAGAATCTGGCAGGGAACTGGGGCTGAGCACCTAGGCGGCTTTGGTTGCAGAGAATGTCGGGTAGCGCCCGGAGATCGTTGCATACTGATCGTGCAATGCGTTGCGAGATTTGGAGGGACCAGCCGATTGGCGGCGGCAACTGTTCCGAAAACAGTCTGCCCTGACGGGCGTGTGGGTTCGACTCCCACTCTCTCCGCTGTCTGGTCAAGGTATGTCAGCCAGCCTAAACAATTGACTACCCCAAATGCCCGTGGCCGAGTGGTTCAGGCACCGGTCTCCAAAACCGGTTACGGAAGTTCGATTCTTTCCGGGTATGCGATGCCTTGAGAAGAGGCAGCTCTTGGCGGTGATAGCTTCTCGGTCATTGCCAGTCGCCGGCGGCGGCTTCACGCCATGCCGTACGGCAATAACTGAATAGCGCTCCCTCTAGTGGGAGGCGTGGCATTCTAGCTCATTGGAAGAGCGGCGCTCTCGTAAAGCGCAGGTTCGAGTTCGATTCTCGGGATTGCCTCTAGGAACCGGTGGCCCGTGGGCCAACTCCCTTGTATTTGGATTAACCCCGTTGGAATGCTCGCTCGCCACGCTCCCACCGGTTCCGTCCCCTTATATATAAGGAGTCATCATGGCTTGGTCATCTTCCAACCGTGATGCACGGTTCAATCCCGGATGGGAGCGGACCCGCAAGCAGATATTGGAGCGGGACCGCTATCGATGCCAGTGGATTGTGACTGATTGGCATACGGGGGCAAAGCATATTTGCGGCTATTCGGCCAATGAGGTCGATCATAAGGTTCGCGCGAAGAACTGTGAGCCCGATGATGATTCCCCGTCGAATCTGTGGGCCTTGTGCCCGTACCATCATTCGCAGAAAACCGCGCAGGAGTCCGCTGAGCAGCGGCGCATGAATCGTGAACGCCGGAAGGAAGAGCAATGGTATTCGCATCCGGCGTTTCAGTGAGCGGCTATGTATGCATGGTGGCCGGCTGCGGGAATACGGTGTATGCGCGCGGCTTGTGCCGTCATCATTATGACCGTGACCGGTATGCGGGGAGTCCGATTATCCCGTTTCGTACCCGTTTGTGTCCTATAGGCCATTATTTTCAACCGTCTCGTGTTGACCAGATTTTCTGTTCCGGCAGGCATCGCAGCAAGTACAAGCGGCTGTCGGATAAAGACCCTGTGAAGTATCCCCCCAATCCGGAAACCCCCTTGTTCGTCAAGCAGGTCGAGGCCGAGGATATCGAGCCGGATATTCGGGTGGAGTCGTTCACCGACGCGGATGTCATCGCGGAATGCGATGGCGTGTGCGCTGTGTGCGGCAAGAGGGTCGATGTTGATTCTTTCGGGCCTGATGGTCCGGCGTTTAAGTGGAAGGTTCCTTTGGAGAAGTCGCGTCAGGCGACTTTGGCGAACCGACTTCTAGTCCATAACCGTTGCCTGTAGGCGGAATGCCTTGGCTTCGGCGTGCCCGGAACGGGCGGAATGGGGTTGAAGCATGGCTGGCAATGGTCATTCCGGTCGTAGCAAGGCCGGTAGGAATATGGTTTTGAAGAGTCCTGATACCGTGATGGGTCTGGACTTGCCCGCGACTCGTCCTGATGGGCGTGAGTGGCTTGACTTGACGAAACGCTGGTACAAGTCGATGCAGACGGGGCCTATGGCTCCGCGCATGGGCATGGAGGCCGACTGGTTTTCGCTGATGGATTTGGCGAAGCTGAAGGATGATTACTGGCGTATGTCGAAGCCTTCTGCGGTGATGGCCGCTGAGATTCGTCAGCGTGAGGACTCGTTTCTTATCACGCCCGCCGCCCGCATCAAGGCGAAGATCGAGGCCATTGAGGCTGATGATATGAGTACCGGAACCGGTCGCCCGGAAACCCGTGGCGAGGCGGTGAAGGAGGATGTTGACCGTCGCCGCCGTCAGTTGAGGGTGGTGAACGGTGGCGCATGACATTATTCCCCAGCTGACGCAGTGGGAGTACGATCATTCCCTCGGTCATCTGGCGGTGTGGTGGATTGAGACGTTCACGCTTATCGGTCGTGGCGACGGCATCGGATTGCCTATGCATTTCGATTTGGACGAGTACCAGTTCATGGTCGGCGCCTATGCGTTGAAGAGGAATGGCAAACGCAAGTTCAATCGTCTGTTCCTTTCCCGAGCCAAGGGTCGCGACAAGTCGGGCAAGGCCGCTGGTGTTGGCATGTTCGAGGGTTTCGGTCCTTGTCGTTTCGACCATTGGGCGCGTGAGGGCGAGACCTACACGTTCATGGGTGAGACATACGAGTATCGCGAGGGTGAGCCTGTGGGCAAGCCTGTCACCCAACCCGAGGTCGTGTGCTTGGCCAATTCCGAACAGCAGGCCGGCAACGTGTTCGAGTCCATCTACTACAACTGCGATTCCGGCCCCTTGTCCGATTGGAAGGGCATGGGCATGGATGTGGGCACGACCCGTATCATGCTTCCCGAGGGCGGAATCATCATGCCCATCACTTCTGGCGCTTCCAGTCAGGATGGAAAGCTGACCACCTGTGGTCTTGCCGACGAGACGCATCTTATGGTGCAGCCGAAGCTGTGGAACGTGTACAAGACCGTGGCCCGTAACCTCGGCAAGCGTGCCGGTACCGCTGGCACGTTCATGATGGAGACCTCCACGATGTACCGTCCCGGTGAGGGCAGTATCGCTGAAGCGTCGTACAAGTATGCGTGGGATGTGGCCGCAGGACGAATCAAGCATCGTGCCGGCATCTACTTCGACCATGTGTACGCGACGTTGGACGTGGAGGACTTCTCGGACGAGAAGAAGATGACCAAGGCTCTTGAGATTGCCTACGGTCAATCCTTGAAAAGCCCTGATGGGAAGGACCATATCATTCTCAAGGACGGTACCGACGTGCCGATTGAGAACAAGACCGGTCTGAGCGCCGATGGCCGTTATTCGCTGACCGATGGCGAGCTTGGCCCGTCCAAGGACGGGTGGTTGACGTTGGATGGTCAGCTTGACCAGATCTATCAGCCGGACACCGATCCCGCAGATTCGATTCGCTACTTCCTGAACAATCTTTCCAGCGTGCAGAACGCTTGGCTCAGGGAGTCCGACATTCAATCCCATGTCCTGTACAAGGACGAGATGGCCGGTTATCTGGGTTCCCGCAAGCTCGAAACCGCTTGGCAGAAATTCGTCACCAAGAAGGAGCCGATAACGCTCGGCTTCGACGGTTCCGTGTCGAAGGACTCCACAGCCCTCGTTGGTTGCAGGGTGTCCGATGGCATGCTGTTCCTTATCAAGCTGGAGCAATGCCCGGACGGGCCGGAGAAGGCCACGTGGAGGGTTGACCGTGACGCTTTCGACCAAGCCGCCAGAGACATGCTCGACAAGTACAACGTGGTCGGCTTCTTTGCCGACGCGGCCTTCTTCGAGTCGATGATAGGCGCTTGGGAGAAGGACTACGGGAAGAAACTGAAGGTCGGCCCCCGCAAGAACGGCGATCTCGTCAAGTTCTATACGAACAACTGGAAGAACGAGATGTATCAGGCCACGGAGAACGCGGCCACAGGTTTCCGCTACCCGTATGAGGAGCCGGAAGGCAGAAAGCCAGCGTTGAACAGCATCGCGTTGCTTGCCGACCCGAGGCTCGTCAACCATTTCCGGCATCCGCGCCGGGCGGACAAATCGTATGGCTACAAGATTCTCAAGGAATCACCGGCCAGCCCGAACAAGATCGATGCCTGCGTCGCGGGCATTCTCGCATACCGCGCACGCGCCCGCTATCTGGAGATAGCCGAGGAGAAGAGGCGTCGCGCGCCCATTCGCATCTATTAGGAGGTTAGCCCATGCCCGACGTGCAGCTTGCCATCAGGAACGCGACCGTCGAGGATACGGATGCCTGGAACCTCACCCAGCTTGCTACGGCTTGGGGGCGCAGGCTTCCCATGCTCGCCGTTCTGAAACAGTACAAGGACGGCAAGGAGCTTGTGGACTCCACGAGCGTGCCCGGCAGCACAAGCCCGAACGCGGCTCCCGTGTACCGCACCATGCGCGAGATAGGCACGTTGAATCTGGCTCGCCGTATCAGCGAAAGCGTGACCGACCGTCAGCGTCCGAACGGTTTCCGCAAGATATCCGACGATAAGGTGAAGGACACCGCCGCCGACGCCATGTACAGGGATTGCATGATGGACACGCTGCTGCGCTGCCACCTGTTCCCCGACACTGCGGATTACGGCGCCTCCTACGGCTTTGTGAACAAGGGGCGCGGGAAGAAGCTGGTGCAGGCGTGGAGCCCTTGGTGCTGCTACATGTCGGATGATGAAGATTCGGCCATCCATTACAGCTATGACGCCCGTGATGGGGTCGAGAACATTCGCTTGTTCAGCATGGAACGCGACGAAGCCGGCAATATCAAACGTGTGTATTCCAAGCTCGCCACGCGCGAGAGCGAACGCACGGTGACTGACCCCGACGATGACGAGGCCGTGGCACAGCTCGCCATAGAAGGCAAGGCATGGGAGCCGGGCAACACTTGGGAGTGGGCACAGGGCGATGAGACCTACGATTACGCTCTAGCCTGCGAAAGCCTTCCGGTGGTCAAACTGCCAACGCCGGACGGCATGGGCATGTTCGAGCCTTTTCTTGATACTCTGCGCCGTATCGACCGTCAGATTTTCGACCGCCTGTGCATAACCATGATGCAGGCGTTCCGCCAACGCGCCATCAAAGGCGACATCAACCTTGAATACGGCCCTGAGGATATCGAGGTCATTCAGGGCTTGAAGGATGAGGGTGACCCAATCGACCTTTCTGAAAGGTTCGCCATGGGTCCCGCAGCACTATGGAACCTGCCGGACGGCGTGGATATATGGGAGTCTCAGACCACCGATCTGAATGGCTTGCAGAACGTCATCAACGCCGACATCAAGCATCTTGCGGCCACTGCCGGCATCCCGTTGGATATTCTCAGCCCTGACGTGCAGGGTTCCGCCAACGGTGCCGAGTTGAAGCGCGAGACGCTGCGGTTCAAGGTCGAGAACCTGAACGCCCTCGCGTCCGAGGCCATCGGACGCATGATTCGCATGGCGTTGACGTTGAACGGCGAGGGCAGCGCCGCCGAGGACGATTTCGAGCTGATGTGGAAGCCCATGGTGTCCACGAGCAGTCTGGAACTCGCCCAATCCGGCCAGCTGAAATACCAGTCCGGTCTGATGGCCCGCCGCACGGTTCTCACCCATGACTTCGGTTTCACAGCTCAGGATATAGCCGAGGATGACATGAATCGCATGTCCGACCAGTTGACATTCTCCGACCAATCGGCCGGTCAGCCCGTACTGCAGGGCGCCGTGCAGCCGGCGACCGGATGGGATGAAACCACCCAGTCCGCCGTTAACGGTTTGAACGGCGACGAGAACGGCGACGGCGTTTCCGATAGCGTCACCAGTCTCGACGGCGTGGAGACGTTCTGATGGCCGACATCACCCAGATTCTCAACCAGCGCATGAGCCGGTACGAGCGCGAACGCGCCCGACTGGTCGAGGAATACGTGACCGCCGCATGGAAGATGTGGCAGAGCCTGTCCCCCGCCGACTGGTGGAACGATGCCATCACGCAGGGCGCGTCGGCTAACCTGACCTCACGGTATATGGCGTTCGTGGAGCGTATGCGCCGACTTGGCATAGCCTATGCCGACATCGCGCTCGGACTTGTCGGCGCCACCGCGCAGGGTCAGCTCCCGGAGTTCGAGGTGGTCAGGGACAACACGGACCCGTGGAAGATGATGCTCCGCCCCGTGGAATCCTACAGGGACGCTTCCAGTAAGGAGCCTCACTTGCGCCCGTCCGCGTGGGAGAACCTTGAGGCCGACGCGCAGCGTTCCGTTGACAGGTGGCTGAAAGAGGCGAACGAGCGTCTTATCGACATCATCGACACTGATTCCATGATCGCCGGAACCCATGCCACGTTGGAACGATACCGTAAGTCCGGCGTCACGAGATACCGGCGCATCATCCACCCGGAACTGTCCAAGACGGGCACGTGCGGCTTGTGCGTGGTCGCAGCCGACAGGGTGTATTCGATAGCCGCGCTCATGCCTTTGCACGGCAACTGCCATTGCACCGTGCTCCCCATCGTCGGAGACAACGACCCCGGTCTGAGACTCAACGACGATGACCTGAAACGCATCTACAAGGAGGCGGGCGGCACCGCATCCGCGAAACTCCGGCAGACCCGCGTGCTTACCCTCACCAACAGCGAGATAGGCCCCGTATTGAGCGCCAAGGATGTCAAGCCCCGCAAGGACGTGGACTGGCATCAGCCCGACGCGGATATGACACGGGAGCAGATTCAACGAATGTTGGAGAGAGCCAACGTGTTCACCGCATACTACCGGAAGGTCGAATCGACCGGAAAGGCCGAACACTTCCGCTACGAGGAGCACACCTACCATTTCGAACCTTCGCCGCACCTGAAACAGGCGCTGGCGTCAAACCTTGCGTTCGCGCAACAACTCAGGGCGAGGCTTCGCCTTGCCGCGTAACAGCAACCAAGTTGAAAGGAACCATCCCTGATGGCTGACAACGAAAACACCCCCATCGTCGAAACGACCGTGGACGGTGAGCCCGGAACGGGCGAACAGAACGACACCACGCCTAAGGCCGACAGCAACGACCTTGCCGACAAGGTGTCCATGTGGCAGGCCATGAGCCGCGAGAACGAGAAGAAGAGCCACGCGAACCTGAAGCGCGCCACCGATGCGGAAAGCAAGCTGGCCGACGTGGAGCACCAGTACGCGCAGGCTCAGACCCAGATCGCCAAGCTCAAGGCGCAGGCCGCATACCCGCAGCTCACCGATGAGGTGTTCGCCGCCATTGCACCCAAGGACGCGGACGCCGAGGCCATCGAGGAGTGGGCGAAGAACGCATCCCAGTTCATTCTTCCCGCGCAGACCGAAACGGTTGCCGACGAGGGGAAGAAAGAAGAACAGCAGCAGCCCCTGCCCGCCTCCGTATTGGAGGGATACAGCCATACGGCGCCTCATCCTCAAGGTTCGACGGCCAGTGGCGGATTGACTGCCGCATACGATTACGGGCGCAAGTTCGCGTCCATCAACAACGACAAAAAGTAAGGAGAACCCCAATGGCTAAACCCGTGGAAATGGTTCACACCACCGGCTATACGGTGCCGCAGGACGACCAGTCCTGGCTTATCAACCGCATCACCGATGGCATTCGTGAGGCGCAGCTTGACCTGAGCCTGTTCACCGGCGACAAGGAGAAGGAACAGAAGTACTTCGCCTCCATCGACCCGGATGATTTCAACGCCTGGCTGAAGTCCGGCATTCCGGTCGCCAAGGTCACCAGCACCGGCCTGTTCGGCCCGTATGACCCGACCGCCACCGATGGCCGCCAGCTCAAGGTCGCCGGTTTCCTTGAAAGCCAGCTGCACGTGGTGTTCACGCGCTCCGGCTTCGAGGACCAGTATCCGACCGCTGGCGTGCGCTACATGGCCGTCATCGACCGCAACAACCTGCCGGTCACACTGGCGGAAAGCACCGTTTTCGAGGGCCTTATTCTCGACTACGACAAGGACGCTGGCGGCGATGTGACGGTACTGTCCCCGTCCGCTGCCGGCACCGCTCCGGCCTACAAACTGACCAACGCCACTGCAAGCGCACTGGGTGGCGTCAAGCAGGCCGCGAACGTCGCCAACCTCGCAACCAGTGCCGACGCCGCCGCCATCGTCACTGCGGTCAACACCCTGTTCGCCAATCTGCGCACTGCCGGCGTCATGGCCGCTAAGTGACCTTAATCATTCGTTTCTGAAACCCGCCCCATGTGGCGGGTTTTTATACCCGAAAGGAACATCATGGCCCTTATCAACAAGGACATCATCACGCCCGCCGAGGCGTCGGCCATCGTGCTCGGCGCATATCAGTCCACGCGCGAGATTCTGCCGTTCGGCAAGATTCTGCCGGATGTGATGAACCCGACCGGTCTGAACGTGAGCTGGGTTCCGAACCAGCCGCGCTTCGAGGTCGAGGAAATGAAGTATTCGACATGGGATAGCGAAGCCCCGTATGACAAGACCACCGGTGGCGGCAAGAAATCCTATACGGAGATGCTGCCGCTGCGCAAGCGCCACCGCATCAGCGAGCACGACATCGCAGCCGGACGTGTCGCCGCCACCGCCACCGAGGCTTCCGACGAGCTGCGTGAGGCACTTGCCCGCCTCGGCACCGAAATGGCCTACCGTACGGAGAAGGCCAACGTCGCCGTCGCCGTGGACGCCAAGCTCGGCATCGGCGAGTCGAACCTGACCGCCAACTGGGATTACGCGCGAGACGCCTCGCTCGCCGTCGAACTCAAGGCCAACAACCTGTGGTCCAACGCTGCAAGCGACCCGATCAAGGACCTGCGCAAATGGAGCGACCTCGTGTACAAGGCCGAGGGCACCCGCCCGCGCGTCATGGTCACGACCCGCAAGGTCATGAACACGCTCATGGAGAACGCCGCCGTGATGAAGTACTTCTACGCGGGTCAGGCCCAGTCGGACATGCTGCCCGCCTTCATCGGCGAAGCCCAGGTGCGTGGCGTTCTTTCCTCCTATGCGAATATCAGCGACGTTCTGCTCGTTGATGAGACGTATGAGGAGTTCGCCCGCCAGCAGAAGATCATTCTGCCGGGCGGCGTGGCCTCCTTCTTCCCGGAGAACACCGTTCTGCTGCTGCCCGGCCTGAACGACACCGGCCTCGGCTACACGGCTCTCGGCCCGACCGCCGAAGCCAAGCAGTCCACCGTGTACGGCATCAGCCGCCAGTACGACGCCGGCCCGATTGGAGCCATTCTCGACATCCCGTCCGCCACGCCGGGCTACGAGGCTTACGTGAACGGCACGATGCTGCCGGTTCTCGTCCAGTCCAACAGCACGTTCAAGGCTACCGTCCTCAACGGCTGAGCTTAAGGAGCCAGCATGTCCACGACGCTTATCGACAACATCGACTGGTTGAAGTACATGCGGCTCAACGCGACCGGGGAGCCGGAACTGTTCGACAAGGACACCGGTTTCCCCGATTCGTGGGTGAAGCAGCAGTGCCGTAAGGCCGCATTGCTGTGCATGGCCGAATGCCCGAACGTGTACGCGCGGCTGCGCAGGCGGCGTCTGAGCGAATCGGACTTCGCCGGCGTGGTATGCGATATGGTTCTCCGTCTCGCCCGCCAATACAAGTACAATGCCGAATCGAACGGCAACTACTCGTACACGCGGCGCGATGACCAGCCGGTGACTCCGGGCTACAATCCCAGTCCCCGATTGTTCGTCGCAAAGGACGAAAAGGCCATACTCACCGGCTACACCAGTTCGCAGGGCGGCGGGCACATCAGCCTCGGCTTCGACCCCGGCTTCGGGGGCTGACCATGAGCCACCTGTATGACGGGGAGCAGCCCGAGGAGACCCACCTGTTCGATGACGTGGAGACAGAACCCCGCATCACGGATGATCTTCTGCACCGCGACATGATCGTGGTGCAGCCGATGAAACCGTATGAGACACCCTACGGTGCCGGCACGGTGCCGGATGGGGACGCCTCCTACTGTTACTGCTCGTTCGAGCCTCGAATCAATAAGAACAGCACGTTTTCGAAGAACTGGGCGCAGGATACCACGCCGCAATCGACAGGTGGCCTGCGTGAGGATGCTCTGGCGATCGTTCTCGCGCCGGAATGGCATGGGGACATCAACACGCAGTTCTGGTTCGATAACGCCTGTTACGAGGTTGACGGCCCGCCTATGGAGATGCGTCACGCCTCGGATGCCGCCCACCATTGGAACATCACCGCGAGATGCATCGGCCATGCGACCGAGGACAACGGGTTGAAACCGCCTGTCCCGCCCGAGGGGAGCCGCACATGGGGTACGTGAAACTGAAGCCCGCGAGGGTGCTGAACCGTGACATGGCGATACTGTTCGGAGCCGAAGCCACCCGTCCCGTGGCGGAGAAGGTCGAGGCGAAGGCGAAGGGACTGGCCGACGTGAAGGCGAAGCACTCGTCCGTCGCCGACCGCATCGACATCAGCACTCACGCGCATGGCACGCATACCGCCGTGATCATGAGCGTCAAGGGCCGTGACGGTTCCGAGATCGCCTCCCACTTGGAGTTCGGCTACTTCAACCGGTGGCTGGAACACAAGTACGGCATCAAAAGTCCGAGTGCCTGGATGCCGGGATTGTTCATCATGTCGGAGGCGAAATATGTCTGACCCCACGATATTCGACCTTTCCGTAAGGGAACAGTTGGATGCGGTCGCCATGACACGCGCCTACCTGGACGCCGTCGAATGGAAGAACCGTGATTTCAGGCCGGTCATCCAACCGGAGGTCACGCCCGCCACGGATTCGCTCCTGTTGTCCCATGACGTGATTCTCTACCATTGCGGTGCTCCTGAGCAGCCCGACTGGAATCTGAAGGCTTGGATATGGCAGTACACGCTGTCTTTGACGGTGTTGGGCCGTGACCCGGAACGGGTGGCCCGCATCTGCGGATGGCTGCACCGTTGCATATCCGCATGGCCCTACCGGCCCGGCACCGACTATGGGAAGATCGGGCGGATAGTGGACAATCCCGGTTTCGAGTCCCGGTCTTCCGGCGACATGACCAGTTCCAAAAGCATCGTCGCGTGGACTTCCACGAAACGCATACAGGCCGCGTCCCCACGCGGCTGACCTTATCTGAAAAACCATCAATCACACAATCAGACCCCGCACGCCTGCACGGCTGCGGGGTTTTCCATATTTGAAAGGAAAACGATATGGCTGACGAAATCGGCATCCACGACGACGGCGTGTTGACCGCCGTCCGAGGAACGATCTTCATGGCGAAGGCCGAGACCATCATTACCTCCGCACTGCTCAAGCAGTTCACCGTCGAGGCGGCGACCGTGGGCGTGGGCGACGGCATGTGGACGAACCTCGGCCACATGTCGAACGACAACCTGCCCGAGTTCGCGTTGGACGGCGGCGACGCCACCACGTTGAGCACCTGGCTCAAGGCGGCGTTCCGCACCCAGTACGCCCAGACCACCGGCACTGTGACGTTCAATTCGGTGCAGGGCGACAAGGGCACGTTCAAGACCTTCTACAACGCGGTCGATATGACCGGCGCCGGCGTGGCCTTCTCCTTGGAGAAGACCCCCATCAACAAGTCCCTGTTCATCCTGTGGTCCGACACGAACACGACCGGCCGTGCCGGCCTGCTGCTGCCGAACTCGGACATCGCGTTCTCCAGTCTGCCTGCTCTTTCCACGGATTCGTTCGTGGAGTTCTCCGCTCAGGCGAACATCAAGACATCCAGCACGCTTCCGCATGACAAGAACGGCAAGTTCACGTCCGTCGCCTACTTCGCGCCGTCCGACTTCACGGTCTGACCCGTCTCTTCCTTGCCGCGTCTCCTATCCGCGCGGCAAGGAACCCCCTCTTTCCACGGATAGGGCTTTTCAGAATCATTCTTTTCCACGGATAGGAGCCGATGATGGCAGAGAACACTAAGAACACGACCGACAACGCGAAGATGCCGGAGACATGGGACGAGCTCAAGGAGCAGCCGCTGTTCGCGGGACTGCCTGACATGGCGAAGCCGCAGGAGCTGAACGTGGCCCAGTCCGCCGAGTTCTCGGTGACATGGCAGCGCATCTCCGAACGCAACGGGAAACTGGGCGACATGGGCTTATTCGGCGACGATGAGGCCGACAAGCCGAAGAAGAAGCCGAAGTACGACGAGTCCGAAGCCGTCATCCTCATGGCCGAGATCGTGCAGTACGCGGACATGTTCTACCGCGAAATCGCGGCCGACGAGAAGCAGTGGGACGAGTTCACCCGTGGCCGCACCTTGGAGAACCTGTACGTGCTGCTGGTGTCCCTGACCACGTTCTATTCGGTGGCACTGGGAAAATCAAGCGCCTCCAAGACGCGCTTGGAGAATGCAGAGTAGCGGTCTCGGCCGACTTCCAACGCTTCTACAACATCAACCTCCCCGCCAGTATGGGCCGCATGGAGCCGTCATGGCTGTGCGACCTGCTGGACGGTTTGGAGGGCGTTGACGGGAGCCTGTACCGCGCGTGGATGGCCGAACACCATCCGCTCCTACGGGAAGACGCGAAAAGCATGCCGCGTCTTTCCTACCTCACCTACGGGCAGTCGCAGATGCTGATGCTCAGCATGACGAACCAGCTTGAGATGATTCGCGTGATGATCGCCCGCATGATGGGCGACAAGAAGTCGAAGCCGCAGCCCGTCTATCCGCCCGGCACCGTGGTCAAGCCCGATTCGGTCGGGCCGAAATCGTTCTCCACGGCGGGCAAGTCGTTCGCCCAGATCACGGGCATGTTGGGTGCCGTGTTCGGCGGCAACAGTTTCTAGCAGAAAACCCCTCGCATTCCACGAGGGGTTTTCGTTTATCCTCCCGGAGGTTTTCTCATGGCCTTGTATTCCGCTGGCGCGGTCGGCGTCGATATTCGCCCGGACACCGATAATTTCTGGAAGATTCTCAACGCGGAACTGCATTCTCGCCACCCCGAGGTCACCGTTGATGTGAACACGAAGGGCGTCGCACGCGCCAAGGAGCAGATGCGCGACCTTGACGGCAAGACCCTCACCAACGTGGTGAAGATCGACGGCGACCCGTCCGGCTTGCGTGCCATCGACAAGGCCATGCAGGCCCAGCGGAAGCAGTGGGAGAAGAAGCCGGTCACCAGCAGGTTCGACTTGGACGATACGTCGTTCAATGAGAAGATTCACCGGCTTTCCAACCAGATCAAGCGGACCGCCGGCCAGACGGAGGCGTTCGTCAAGAAGTCGCAGAAATCCGTGGCCGACAGTCTTCAGGACAGTCTCTCCCGCATGCGTTCGGCACGCGCCCTCTACGACAAGGAGGCCACGGCCGCATCCCGCAGGCAGACCATGCTCATCAAGGACGAGCACGCCGCCTACGACATGTACGCGGAGGCCATCGAGAACGGGTGCAAACGTCAGGAGCAGTTGACCCGCAGCCAAGCCGATGTCAGTAAGACCCTTGACTGGTCCATCAAGAAGATGAAGGAGCTGCGCGAGGCCGGGAACATCGACACCGCGAACTGGTACAAGAACAGTCGCATCCCCGAGCTGCGCGAACAGCTCAAGGGCCTGAAAGCCGACCTGAAGGCGGTAGGCAAGGAGATAGCGGAGAACAAGAAGGCGCAGGACAAGCTCTTCTCCGCCGATTTCGACAACAAGGTAGCGGCCCAGCAGCGTCTTATCGACTCCAACACCAAGAAGTGGGAGAAGGCGACCGACGCCATCTCCAAGTATTCGGACGCCGAGCTCATGCGCAAGGCGCGGCTCAAAGACTTCAACCGTGAGAACGACCGGCTGTTCTCCGGTCTGAACAAGATTCTCGACCTTGAGGAGAAGTCCGAGAAGCTGAACCGCAGGCAGCTCCAGCAGCTGTCGAAGCTCACGGCCGGCCAGAAGGCGTTGGCCGAGGTGTTCGAAGACACGGGAACCAGCGTCAAACGCCTCAACGCGGTACAGAACGATTCGCGCCGCACGATGGACAAGCAGCGCAAGACCGCCCGCGAACTGACCAGCCTGTTCGACGAGCAGGAGACCCAGATCAACGCGCTTTCCGCCGCGTTCCAGAAGTTCAAGCCCATGGGCATCGACAAGAACCTCGGCAAGGAGCTCAACAATACCTTCGACCAGCTGAAGAAGCTGCGCGACTTCGCATCCCGCAAGCCGATCACCGCCAAAGCCACATTGGATAAGACCCAATGGGACAAAAAATACGCGGAACTGATGTATGACGCGGAGAAGCTGCGCGCCAAACTCGACCGGGAGCATGAGGTCAACGTCCGCGTCAAGGTGTGGGAGGACAACGCCGACAAGCTCGAAGCCCGGTTGGAGAAGCTGCGTCATACGCGCCTCGACATTCCCGTGGACTGGCAGGTCGATCAGGAACGAATCATCGCGTCGATGCGTGAGACCGCCGCCAAGATCAAAGCCAATCCCGAACGTCGTTGGGAGCTTGAAGCCGACCTCGACCTGCAAATGCATCGCGCCGAGGAGAAGCTGAAGAAATTCGAGGACAAGAACGACGAGCTGAAGATGGATTTGGACTTGGAGACCGCGGTGGCCCGAGCCCATCTCGCCTACTTCACCCGCCCCCGCACCATCGACATCTTCGCTAATTTCAAGGGCACTGACCTTGGCAAGATTTTCTCCGGCATGACCAGTGGTGCGACCGGTTTGAAGGGCGTGCAGAACCAGTTCGACAGTCTTGTGAACCTGTTCGACAAGCTCGACAAGGTGGTTCCCAAGTGGTCGATTCTCGGTGCCGGCGTCACCGCGTTGGGTGCCGGACTCCTGAACCTGGGACGCACTGCGGGCGGTGTCGGCGTCAGCCTCGTGTCCATGAGCAAGGCCGCGTTGGCCGCTCCCGCCGCGTTGGCTGGTCTGGCGTCCGCAGGCTACGTGGGCTACCGGGTGTTCGGTGATTTGAAGGAAAAGTTCGATGTCACCAAGACCTCGCTGGCGAACCTGAACAAGGAGTTGGGCGACAACGCTTGGAACGAGTATGGGGATAACCTGTACCGTCTCGCCAACGACGTGGCCCCCTCACTGTCCAAGGGTTTGAACGGTATCGCCGTTGAGGAAGGCAAGGTGCTCAACGGGCTTATCGACGTGGTGCGCCAGTCGAACGAAGCCGACCAACTACCGCGTATCTTCGAGAACACTCGTCTCGCGGTGTCCGAACTGAACCCGGGCTTGCAGTCACTGGCCCGCGCGTTCCTCGGCTTGGGCGACCAGTCCAGCCAGTATCTGCCCCGCATGGCCTCCTACATTTCCGACGTGGCCGAGAAGTGGGCGAACTGGGTGGATACCGCCGAACGTACCGGTCAAGTCTCTAAGGCGATGGAAAAGGCCATCGAACAGGGCGGCTATCTGAAATCGTCCGTGTTCGACCTGATAGGCGTGTTTGAGGGCACGTTGGGTACTCTGGCGAAGACCGAGAACGGTATCCAAGGTTTTTCCGAGGCTTTGGAGAAAGCCAACAAGGCCGTTCACACCATCAAGTTCCAAGAGACTTTGGAGGCTTGGAGCGCTGGTGCGCAGGACGCGCAGGACAAGATGCGCAACGCTTTCAAGGATATTGGCGACGCCGCGTACTCGTTGAAGGACACCACTCGCGCGGTGTTCGGTGACGCGGGCCAGATCGTAGGCGAGGGCATCACTGGGTTGAGTCGCGTGTTGCAGCAGTCCGGTGGTGGAATCCGCGATTTCAGTTCCGGTGTCCGCGACGGGTTCAGCCAGGTGTTTGACGCGGTGGGTGACGCGGGCCCCATGTTCTCCGATTTGGCGAGCATGGTGGGCCAGTTGTCGCGCACGTTCGGCGGCACGTTCGCGTCCGCTTTGCGTACCGTGAGCCCGCTTATCAGCACCATCGCCAAGGGTGCCACCGGCGTGGCCCAAGCGTTCGACTCGTTGCCGGGGCCGGTGAAAAGCATCATCACATTGTGGGCCACGTTCGGTCGTGCGGGCAAGACGGCGTTCGAGTCGTTGAAGACCGGCATGTTGCAGAACATCCAGTCCACGATGCGATACCAGAAGATGCTCAGCGAACTGGGTTTGAGCGCCGAACAGGCGTCCGTGAAAATGGGCACCCTGATTAAGGCGATGAACCAGTTGCGTTCCGGCAATTATGCGGGTATTCTGTCCGGTGCCATCAGCGAGGTCAATTCCCTCGGCATGGCGGCGGAAGCTAACTCGAAGAAGCTGCTCCTTCCGGGGAACGCTGCCAAGGAGACTTCCAAGGACATGGGCGGCTTGGTCGGTGCGAACGGTCAGGCCATCGCCTCCATCCGTTCGGCCGGGGAGCAGGCCGAACAGCAGTCCGGCAGGTTCGGTTCGTTGAAGACCGGCGTGAAGAACCTGTGGGATGCGTTCGGCGGCTGGACGACGGTTGCCGGTCTGGGAATCAGCGCGGGCATCGCCGTCATCGGCAATGCGATATCCGACTACACGACGAAGGCGGAAGCATCCAAGCAGGCGATGGACAAGGTCATCGACGGCATGAAGGGCATCAAGTCCAACGCCAAGGAGGCGGCGGACGCGTTCAACGATTTCAAGTCGGAGACCACGAAACAGTGGGATGACCCGTCGCTCCTGTTCGGCAAGGACGGTGGCGGCGCGGTCACTGAATGGCTCGTCAAGGTCAGCGGCGGCTACACGTCCGCAGCCGACGCGGCCAAACGTCTGGGCATCAATACCAGTACGCTGACCGATGCGGTCAGCGGCAACGAGGCCGGCTACAAGAAGCTCGTCAAACAGTTGGAGGCGCAAAGCAAGGAGACATACAAGGCCAGCGACCAGTACGGCATGATGGTCGAGAAGCAGACCGATGCCGCCATCGCCGCCGACACGCTGTTGCAGGCGTTGAAGAAGCAGCACAAGGAAGGCTTGGAGAAATCCGTCAAGGAGCAGATGAAATATCTGCGTTCCCTCGAACAGATCTCCGATTCCTCCTCCGCGCTGTCCGACAAGCTCAGCTCGCTCGCCACGACGGTCAAGGCGAACGGTCAGGCGTTCAAGGAAAACGGCGAACTGGCTGACGCCAACAACGCCGCCTATGTGCGCACCGACAAGGCGATGAAGGATGTGGCCGCTACCGCGTTGCTGTCCGCCCATCAGCTTCTCTCCTATGGTGAGAAGAACGGTCAGGTGGAGGAGTACACGCAGAAGGCCGCAAACTCCATTTATGAGGCGCGTGAGGCCATCGTGCAGCAGGCTCAGGCCGCTGGCATGAGTGAGGAAGCTGCTGAAAGGTACGCTGATTCGCTTGGTCTGATTCCCTCTGATGTGGGTACCACGATCACCGCTCATTCGGAAATCGCCCAAGATGCGGTGGATAAGCTCGTGCAGGGCATATCCGGTCTGACCGATGGTGAGAAAGAGATCGTTATCCGGCTACGTGAAGCTGGAGTGGTCACCACGTTGGACGGTGTTCTCAGTCTTGTTGAGCAGCTGATGAAAGGCGACTTGTCCGAGAGGGACCTCACATTGCTGTTGAACGCGAAGGGCAATGCTCGCTGGGAGACAGGCGAGGTCAAGGAGAATCTTCTTGCTCTCGGCATGTCCAAGAAAGCCTACAAGTGGCTGTTCTCAGGTGAGGGCAACGCTGAGGAGCGCATGCAGAAGGTCAGGGACGAGCTCGGCTATCTGAACCTGACCGACGAGCAGATACAGTGGATTCTCGACTGTATCGACCACGCTTCCGGCAAGATAAAGGACGTGGAGAAGAATAAGGTTCCCGCCGCCAAGGGCGTCAGCTTCAACATCGACGCCAACGATGATGACGCTCAGGTGAAGCTCGCTACTTATCAGTCTCTTGACGGCCAGCCTATCGCACGCGCGAAAGCGTATGTGGATGGCGACAATACGGACGCCAACGAGAAGTTCCAAGAGGTCAGGTTCTATGACGGGTTGACCATCGCCCGCCCGTGGGGTCGTGTTCTTGGAGAGAATGAGCAGGCTCGTCAAGCGTTCAAGGACACGGCAGCGTATGACGGTGTGACCATTTCACGGCCTTGGGGTCGCGTTCAAGGTGAGAACGAGGGTGCACGCAAGGCGTTCCGTGACACCACATGGTACAACAACATGACTCTCGCCACAGCATGGGGTCGTGTGCAAGGCGACGATGATCCGGTGAAAACAACGTTCCAGTATTGGCGTCGGCAGTCCGGCACTGTTCTTGCCACCAATTATGTGGATATTGTCACTCGTCACAGCAGTGATGGCAAGGTCTCCGCCGCTACCGGTGGTCGTATCTATGGTCCCGGTACTTCCACTTCCGATTCGATTCCGGCGATGCTGTCCAATGGTGAGATGGTGCTTCGTGCCGCAGCCGTCAAGAAGATTGACGCCTTGTATGGCAGGAGTTTCCTGAACACGTTGAACGCGGTCGGCAGTGTGGAGAAAGCCATGCAACCGTCCGCGTTCGCGTTGAACGCTCGCAGGAAGTCTCAGGCGTATGCGACCAGTGGCCGCGTATCCACGGCGAACGGCTCGTGGAATGTCGAAGTCAACCCGGTGATAAAGGTCGAACTTCCCGCGAATACGGGGAACACGACGAACAACACGGTGACTATCAACGGCGTGGAGTCCTCCGACCGGAGGATAGCCGACGCGGTGGAAACCCTTGTCGCTTCCGCCACCCGGAAACGCAACATGCGTCCGCGCTGACCGTCAGAGAACCGTTGCAAGCCAGTTTGTTTCAGCTTGCAACGGTTTCCTCCTGTTTCCTAACATCGTCAAGAAAGGTTTGTCATGGTTGAAGGTGCCGGCAATATCATCGGCGGCGGCTGGCGTTGCTGCGTACAAGCCGATATCGTCTCGCAGAACGCGACACAGGCCGTCATAGGCGTGCACATCATCTACCGTCGCACCGACCCGTCGCGCTGGGTGGCGTCCGATGCCGTGTCCGGTGGCGCTTGGGTCAATGGCGTGAGCACGAGCACGAACACGGTGAACTTCGGCTACCGGTCCTTCAACGGCGACGTGGATTTACACACCCAGCAAGTGACCGTCACGAAGCAGGAGTCCGCGCAGACGTTCTCCTGCCGCGCGTTCCTGAACATCCCATATGGTTTGCCGGGACGGTCGGAAGCGCATGTGAACCTCACGGTTCCCGGCATCACGTATGCGAAACCGAACCCGCCGAAGAACGTATCATGGACGCGGGTCAATGATTCAAGCGTGAAGGCCGCATGGCAGTCGAACTATGATAATGCGGCGCGAAAATATTGGAAGCAGATCTACGCAGACCAGTGCGTCGGCTTGAACGGCGGCACACAAGGCGCGTGGGGTCTGGTCAAGGCGTTGAACTGGGACGCCTTGAACTATTCGTACACGGGGTTGAAGGCGAACGCCCGATACCAGTTCCGTGTCGCGGCCCAGAACCCTGGCGGAGTGTCCGACCATGTGTACTCGGGCTACATCTACACGACGCCGGCCGCCCCCGTGGCGGTGAACGCGGTGAAACTGTCCGAACAGTCCGTGCGCGTGACCGTGGATGCGTCGAAATCGTATGTGCATGGCATCAAACTGCGGCGCAGGGTGAACGGCGGCGAATGGGCCGACATAACCGGAGGCACCCCCGGTGCGACGGCCGAAGGCTGGCTTCCCGACATAAACGGAATCCAGAACGTCACGTGGACCGACACCGCAGCTCCTGCGGGCCAAGTCCAGTACGCGGCGTTAGTGGGAAGACCTGTCTACGGCGATGACAACTCCAAGACCACGCTCTTCTCCGACTGGACGTACAGCAACACTATCCAGATGGCCGTGGCCCCTTCCGCGCCGACGATTCTGAACCCGACGCAGAACGGCGCGTATGTTGTCAATCAGCCGATGACGGTCGCTTGGAAACCGAATCATCCTGACGGTTCCGCCCAATCCGCCGCGCAGGTGGAGGTCACCGACCCCTCGGACGTTACGGTCATCGAAGAGCAGACCACGAACACCAGTTATCAGCGCACGCCCAAAAGCTGCGGCTCGTATAGGATTCGCGTGCGCACCAAGGGCATCCACGCCGACTGGGGCGCATGGTCGAACTACGTGACCTTCACGGTCGCGAAATATCCGAACATCAGCATCAACAAGCCTTCCGGCACCATTACGGCGACACCGTTCACCGTGGCGTGGACCGTGGCGGACGATACGGGCGTCAGCTCGCAGACGCTCATCATCCAGTCGGACGGCGTGGAGAAATACCGGAAGACGATGGACGGTTCCACGCGAAGCCTGAGCATCGGCGCAAGCCAGTATCTGCCGAACAACAATTCGACGTTGACCATCACGCTCGTGGTGCGCGGCGGTTCCGGCTTGGAATCCAGCACGAGCGTCGTGAGGGACGTGGACTGGCCGGACCCGGCCGAGCCGATGGCCGCGATAGAGTCGAACAATGATTACGCGGCGTTGGTCATCGTGTCGTTCGGCGTGCCGGAGGAAGGCCAGTCGGAGACGGTCAGCGCATCCGTCATCCGTGTCATGCCTGACGGTTCGGAGGTGCTTATCGCCTCGAACCTGTTGGACCAGCAGTTGGCCGTGGACCCCATTCCCCCGTTGAACACCGACTTCCATTACAGGGTGGTCGCGTATTCGGCTAGGGGCACGACCATCGCACGCATGGTGGACGCGCGCATCGAATCCGGGTTCGGAGTGTTGAACTTCGGCACGGATGCGGGTCAGACGTTATTGCTCGGCTATAACAACACGGTGTCTCATAAGCGTTCCCATTCGACCAGCGAGTTTCATTTCGCGCGGGGCGACGGGGCGAATGCTCTGCCTTCCAGCTACGAATTGGACCAGTTGGATTCCACGGTGAGCGTCACCGGCGTATGGGAGTGGGACCAAGCGTTGTGGCTGCGGATACTCTCGTTGGCTGACAGATACCCTTACGCATGGTATCGGGAGCCTTCCGGCCTGCGTGTCTACGTGAAGGCGGAACAGTCCGTGAGCGTTGACATCGCGGACAAGAAGAACATCAGCTATTCCGCCGACCTGACCCAATTGACATGGGAGGAGCCCGTCCTATGAGTGATTGGAGCAAGCCTTTCAAGGTCGCCTACCGTGTGATGCGAGTCAACAGGAACACGGGTTTGGAGACCGGACGGTTGGATTGGGTGATATCCGGGGGCAGCATCGAACGCAACCAGGACACCAATATCTGCGAATCCGGTTCCCTGACCGTGGAGGGGGCGACCGACCTGGGCACCGACCGGCTACGGATATGGGCCGACTGCACGTGGCATGACGGTTCCACGGCAAGTGTGCCGTTGGGCACGTTCCTTCCCAACATCCCCAAGCGCAGCGTGAACGGCAAGGAATCTTCCAGCCAACTGGATTTGTACGGGCTGCTGCAAGAAGTCGATGACGACATGTTCGAGTCGCCGATAACGATAGGCAAGGGCAAGAAGGCCGTGACCGCCGCCGCCGACATCCTCAAGGGATGCGGGCTTCAGGTCGCGGCCTACAATCCCGGCAATTACACGCTGAAGGATAATTGGACGTTCGGTTTGAGGTCCGATAAGGACAAGGACAAGGGCAGCACCAAGCTTGACGCGGTGAACGATCTCTTGGATTTGGCCGGATACTCCAGTGCGAGAACCGACGAGTACGGGCGCGTCATATTGGAGAAGTATGTGGAGCCGGGCAAACGCCAGCCGAAATGGACGTTTCAGGAGGGTGCGAACGCCACGTTCCTCACCACCATGACCGACGAACGCGACCTGCGTGAGGTGGCGAACGTGGTGAAGGTCACCTACTACAACACGGACAAGGAATACGTTTCGACCGCGATTGACGATGACCCGGCTTCGGAGTTCAGCACTGTCAACCGTGGCCGCAGGGTGGCTCACGCCTACGAGTATTCCAGCATCCCCGACGAGGTGACTACCGACGAGCAAGGCAGGAAACTCGCCTCGGACAAGGCGTTGGAACTGCTACGCACCGAACAATCCGTGATTCACAGGGTCACGTTCACGCACGTGTACGCTCCTTTGAATCTGACCGACGTGGTGGACTTGGAGTATCCGACCGGCTCGGTTTCCGGCAGGTTTGCGATACGCGCGCAGAATATCACTTTGGAGGCCGGTATTCCCATCGAATGCGAGGCCCGTACCTTCCAGCGTCCAAGCGAACCAACAACAGTGAAGGCATAAATGCAGTCGAACCTGATAAGGGCCGGCAATCGTCTGGCCGAAATCATGCCCTCCCAAGTGGGGGCGGAAGCCACCATCACGCGCATCGGCACCATCAACACGGTGTACGACACAGGAGGGTATTGGACCGCTGACGTGGATATGAGCGGCGGCACGCTCATGGGATTGCAGATGACCACGGATTGTGTGGGAGCCCGAGCCGGTGACAGGTGCGTGGTGGAAACCTACGCGAAAGTCGCCATCGTCACCGGCATCCTTGCGCGTCCGGGGTGCGGATGCTCCCCCTTGTTTGAGTGGTCGAGCACGTGGAGTGGTACCCCTGGGACTGAGCCTGAGAGTGGTTATCTTGAGAAGACTGCGACTGTTACTTGCGGGGGGCTTATCCTGTGCGAGGTTGCGGCCGCGATCAGCGGTACCGGCGAATACAATATGGCGTTCGACTTCTTGGACGCGAACGGTGAGCGTAAAGCGTATTGGTGTTCCACGTCGCCGCAGAAGAACGGCGGCACGTTGAGGTGGGTTGCTTCCGGTTCTGTGCGGTTGCCTTACGGCTCGTACACGGTGAAGCTCACGACGTTTCATTGGGGCACGGTTTCCATTGTCGGCAATGATTCGTCTGGTAATAGTCTGCGTTGGCGTGACGCATCGTTAGGGGTTGAAGGTGTTTCGCGTTATGCGCGGTTGCGTATGGCGTGAAGTGGACGTGTCCCGCCTTGCCGTTTGTTGTAAGCATAATACGTAACGCCTGACGATAGTCAGTTGACTTAGCCTCACACCATATCGTGTGGGGCTTTCCCATATTCGAAAGGACACTGAATGTCCCCTTTTCATGACCTGTTTTCAAGCGCCGAGTTTTGGAGCGCGTTGATTCTCGCGCTCCTCGGCGGTGGCGGCATCGGCGGACTGGTCGGCGCGTGGTCGAACAGCAGGAAAACCGAGGCCGATATCGACGGCATCACCGCCGACGCGGCCGACAAGGCCGTGAAGATTCTCACGGAAAGCATCATCGACCCGTTGCGTGAGCAGGTCGCTTTTCAGGAGACCCAAATCCAGCATTTGGAGGAGGTGCAACGCAAGTATTTCAAGATCGTGGCCTATGTGCGTGGCCTGTTCCATTGGCTGCAATCGTTCTGCGAAGTGACGGAACCCGAGTTTTTGAAACGTCATCCCAAGCCATCGCTGCCGGACGAGCTTCGCCCGGACGTGGCCCCCGAAACAATCGAATCCAATAAGGAGGAACAGTAATGACCCAAATCCATATTTCCATCAGGAAGCCGAAGACGGGCGGCTTGGACCCTGTGACCGGTACGCTGCGGTTCCGCCCGGTGCGTCGTCACTTCGACGCGGCGAAGAATCTTATTATCGCGGCCTCGTTCGACGCGAATCTGTCCGAAAGCGGCGAGCTGACGGTTGACCTGCTGCCCACGACTAGCGCGTTTGTTTGGCAGGTCATCGAGTTGGCGGACACGCCGCAGGCGTACACGCGCTACGTCGAAGTGCCGGACTCCCAGGCCAGGGTCGAGTACGCTGACCTTGTGGAGGTTGACGCCGCCACGTTCGTACCGAAGGACATGACAGGCTCCCAACTGCTGAAGGTTCGCAGGGCGTCCACCCAGTCGGAGGCGGAGACACTTTCCGCACAATACCCGGACGAGCTGGTGTTCTTCAACGAGACCGCCAGCGTCGCGAAGGCCGCTGCGGCCTTGAGCACGCTGGAGTCCATCACGGCCGAAGCTCAAACGAACGCCATGCTGGCGAAGAGCGCCATGCTGAGCGCCCAGTCCTCCGCGGATTCCGCGACCGCCACCCAGTCCGATCTGGATGTCCTCGCGTCGAATGCCAGTATGGCGGCGGCTTCCGTCGCCAACGATTCGCAGACCGTGGCCGACACCGCCAACGCGGTTGCGGCGAAGGGCGAATCGGCTATCGCCACCATCGATTCGACGGTGCAGGCGGTCAAGGACAAGGCGGAGGCTGCGGCTTCCGAACTGCCCTCCACCGGCACCACCGAAGACACCACGGGGGGAACCGGCAAGGACTCCGCCGGGGAGACGCCAGCCGGAACCGTGTCGGAGGAGCCCGCAGCCAAGGCCACTGTGAAGGGGGCCTGATCATGCCAGCCTTTTACGCCGGCAAACGTGTCGGCAAACCATTATTGAACGGCCACACGTACAACGCCCTATTCAACGGCAAACTCGTATGGCCGCTGGACAAGGACACGGTGGTCTCCATCGAGATCACGGATGATAAGGGCAAGCCGCTGCCCAAGTCGCTGGCCGTGTCCGGCACTTTGAAACTGGGGGCGAAGGCCACCTACGCGGACGGTCATGTGGGCGACCTGCTGACCACCAAGGACGTGACGTTCACGAGCCGGGACACTTCCACCGCCACGGTCAGCGGTAACACGCTCACGTGGAGGCATGGCGGCACGATTCTCGTCACCGCTACTGTCAACGGTTTCACTTCCGCCGCCGCGTCCATCGCCTCCGCCTACGCGCCCGAATCCATCAAGGTCACGGACGATTCCGGCCAGCCGGTCGATGCAGTCACCCTGCGCGTGGGCGAAACCAAGCATTTCAACGTGCGCATCCTGCCTACGGAAGCATCGCAGGAATTCACTGCGAACACCGGAAACCAAACTATCGCAACCATCACTAAGGAGTAATTATGAGCGAAACTTTTAGGGGGGAGGGTGGCCGTATCCGGCCTGACCCCGGGTGACACCAGCCTAACCATCCAAGCCGGCACTGTCTCGAAAACCATTCCAGTGCGCGTGTTACCCCCGATCAAGAACATGTGGCTGAAGATACAAAGCGGTACGCTGGATGGCGTGACGTTTACGGTCGCCGCCGACGGTGGCATCCACGTGAAAGGCACCAGCACCTCGTCAGTCGGGCGTACCGATCGTGGCAGTACGGATAATACGCCGTTGCCAGCGGGACAATACACGTTATCCGCCGCGAGCCTCCCCGACGGAGTCATCCTATTCATAGTCGTTATCACAGGCGGCAAGACCGAATACAAGGTGCTGAACAATCAAGTTCACAATTTGGCTGTCACGTTCACGGTATCGGAAAACAGTACCTATCAGTGCAAGGTCGGAGCGAACAACGGTGTGCCCGTTGACGCGACGGTGTATCCAATGCTGGAAACCGGCAGCGAAGCACACGCGTACAAGCCATACGCATAAACCGGAAGCCTCATGAATAGGGGCTTCCATTATTTCAAGGAGGCCCCTCATGGGTATTTCCGTAACCGGCGTGAAACCCGGTAACACGACGGTCACCATCAACTCGAAAACCAGTCCGAACATCAGCAAAAAGGTGCCGGTCACGGTCAAATCCCGTAACCTGCTCGCCTACGGGCCCGCGTCGGCCAACGCGCTGACCGTCACCGTGGCGCAGGACGGGTCGCTTGATTTCGACAGCGGCACCGAATCGGTGCCATTGTACAAGGGCGTGCGCTGGGAGCTCGACGTGCCCGAAGGCATCGTTGGCGTGCCTCTCATCCTCTCCTACACGGGCGATGTGCCCGGAACCCTGGTCATCGGCCTCTACGCCAACGCGAATAGCCTCGGCGGCGTCTATCAGGGGAAAAACAACACCGCGGTCACCATCCCCAAGGGGACCACACGCGTCGAGCTGCGCATCTTGCGTGGCGGCGTCACGGCCGGCAGAGTGTCGGGCAACCTGAAAATCCAACTCGAACTCGGGAACACCGCGCACGATTGGATGCGACCCGACAACACCAGCCTTAGGGGGGGGGGCAGTGAACTAACGAACCTGTATCCGCGTGTCACCGGACTGCCTAAAACATTAGGCGCCGACCCGGGTGTTATGGTCACGGAACCATCGCCGGGCACGTACCGTTTCAAAGGCTCCACCACACAAAAGGTTGACTCGTGGGATAGCCTGACATGTTTCGTCCATGTGGACGCGGGTACGTACACGATGGACGCCACGGACTGGCCGCTGGGCAACAATTCATGGCTGATGGGCATACAAGCCCATATCTCCCACGACGACGGGAGCGAAGGAGCAAATGTGTTCGGACCTCGTAACTATGGGCAGAAAACCTTGAAGGCCGGCACTCTCCAATGCAACATTTTCGTCAACACCACGGGCGAGGTCGATAAGACGTTCACTCCCCGCCTGTACAAGATCGACTGATTCTAGCCCCACACCATACCGTGTGGGGCTTTTTCATTGACGGCCCCGAGTGGGCCGTGACAATCCTGACCCACGACCGTGGGCCACAAACAACAATATCCATCCCGAGAAAGGGGAAAAATGGTCAAAAACAAGGACAAGCCGTGGCATAAGCGCCTGTACGCCAAGGTCACGGCGCTGGCAGCCGCCGTGTGCATGATGCTGCTCCCGGCGACCGCGCACGCGGACATGCAGGGCATCGACGTGTCCAACTGGCAGTGCGGCATCGACATCGCCAACACGCAGGCCGACTTCGTTGTCGTCGGCACCACATGGGGCACCGGACAGGTGTACAACAACTGTCTCGTGTCCGGCGTCAACACGGACGCCAACCGCATGATCGCCCAAGCGCAGGCATCCGGCAAGAAATTCGGCTTGTACCATTACGCGATGGGCGGCAACCCGGAGGCGGAAGCCCAATTCTTCTATCGCAACACCAGCAACTATTGGCGTCACGGCATCGTGGCGCTCGACTGGGAAATGGATGATAACCCCGCGTTTGGTAATTGGGATTGGGTACGCCGCTTCATGAATGAGTGCGAACGCCTTTCCGGTGGTGTGCGCCCATTGCTGTACACCGGCCCGGTGGCCGGCACCATCCCGCAGGACATCCGCGACCGGTACGGCCTGTGGATCGCCCAGTACGCCAACATGAGCCCGACCGGCTATCAGGCCAACCCGTGGATGATAGGCGCGTACGGTGAGGCCATGCGACAGTACAGCGGTACCGGCGTGGTCAACACGTGGAGTCCGATTGACCTCAACATTTTCCGTGGCGAGGCATGGCAGTGGGATTTGTACGCCAATCCCACCGGCTCCACAGCCCCGGCCCCGGCAACGCCCGCGCCCGTGCAGCCGAGCACTCCCCCGGCCAACACCAACACGGGTGGCATCAGCCACGTCATGCAATGGGGAGAAACCATCTGGGGACTCGCCGTCGCCTATGATGCTTGGCCCCTGTCCGCGTGGCATACGCCAAGCGGTGACATCAACCGCTACTACGTGGGCGATGTCGTCACCTACGGCGGCGGCACCGCCCCCGCATCGTCCACCGGGGTCTCCAAGGTCCTCCAATGGGGCGACACCGTGTGGGATTTCGCCACCGCGCACGGTTACAGCGTCAGCCGCTGCACCGTACCCTCCGGCAACATCAACGTCTACTATGTGGGCGACGTGGTGACCTGCCGCTGAGACTCAACAGATGCCGCCACCCGCTTGACCGGGTGACGGCATCACCCCATCATCATCCCTTATTGATCGGAGCAAACATGACCAACAACACGCCGGACACCCAACTCGAGGAAATCACGGAAACAGGCACGAACACGCCCGACATTCCCGACCACACGGCCACACCGTACACTCCCGTATTCAATGACACGTTGCGCACCATCATCTACGTGGTCACGCTCGTCGCTTCGGTCGTCGGACTCGGGTTCATGAGCTTCGGCTCACACGACATCGGCGGCTTCATCAGCACCGCCGCAGGCATCATCGCCGCCGGATTCGGAGTCGCATACAACCCGGTACGCATGGCCGGCAAGTAGTCGCAGCGAATAAATACCACCGCCCCTCCCCCAGCAGTAACGCTGGACGGAGGGGCGGTTTTCGCGTATTTACGCTTTCATGGGCGGAAGATTGAAATACAATCGGGCGATTCGCTCAGCTTCGCGGTTCTCCCTCTCATTACCAAGCAACAGAAGCCAGATGGCATTCTTCCCCGCTAGAGGAATCGGAGCCTTTAGCTGCTTTATACAGCCCTGCTCTTGTAAAAACTTTGCACCACGGCTCAGTCGGTTTCGCGCTGTCCGTGTGCGGGCCATTGTTGTTTCTGCGGCAGTGTCTAAATCATGTTCCTTGGAGGCGATGACCATGCCCATACCCTCTATCATCTTGTCCCAACCCTCCCAATAACACCAGTAGGCACGGTTTTGATATACGACGGCGTTCACATCCTCTTTGTCGATTACCTTCGAGGCCATGTAGGTCATCATCGACAAAGCCAGTAGGTCTAGCGTCTGCTTGCCGTTTTCATCAGTCTTGGAGAATTTGCCTTGGCTTGCGAGAGCATATACGCGATCTACATTGCGGTAGCCCATCTGTTCCGTCATCTTTCCTCCACGCCCTCGACTAAACTTGGGAGTGGAACTCTTGCTAGGGTTTCGTTTTTCAACCCTGTGGAGTCTTCACCTCCATAGGGTTTTTTATTCACACTCACATGATAACAGATAGTCACACCATAATGGGAATAGTGAGTCACAGTCAACGCTGATTATTGCTCACACCGACATGTGAACATACATGGATAGATACTAAAAGGCTTACATGAATATTTATACAAAAACCGATTTTTGATTTTTCGAGCGAATCACCGTCGATTCCGCCACGCCGAAACCGTTCCGCAGCCCAACCCGAAGATTTGTTGGAGAATGTTGGAGAATGACATTCCTAGACGCCGGAAATCTTACCCGAGATACGATGAGACCCCTTGCAAACATTGGCGTTCGCAAGGGGTCTCAATGCCTAATCAGCGAGTGATTCAGCACACCTTCCACATCCAGTAACGTATAATGAAATCAACGGCTCCCACGGAAAGAACGGCGGAATTCCAACGATTTGATACGATTGGTATACCATTGGAATACCATTCGCCACGGATTGTTTGTTGGAGAATGTTGGAGAATGAAGGATGCTGAATGCCTAGGATAAGGAAAACCGGAGCGGTCTACCCCATCCGCCACGAGCAGCGGAAAACACTCAAGGACGGCACGGTAAAGACATACGTGAACTGGCAGGCCAAGGTGGACGGCCGATGGGTGTCCGCCAAGACCTACAAGGAATGCGACAGGAAAATAGCCGAAGCCCTCAAGGAGAAAACCGAATGGGGCATGGGCGTAGACCGCGCCACCCGGCTCGGCGAGTACGCGGAACGCTGGTTCGAGCTGAAACGACGCGACCTGAAACCCAAGTCCATCAACAACTATGCGAGCCTCATAAGCGTGCACCTGTGCAAGTACGCGAACGAGAAGCTGGGCGAAGTGACCGCCTCGGCGGTGCAGCGCATGATAGCCAACATGCGCAACCTCGACGGCACCCCATGCTCGTACAACCGGCAGCTTGGCTTCTACAACATCCTTAACCAGATATTCAAGGCGGCGGTGGCCGACCGGCTGATACCCACCAGTCCGGTCACCAGCGCGGCAAGGCCGAAACGCAGGGACACGGGATTGGCCGGGGACCGGCGCACCATCAACGGGCCCGTGGCCGTGTCGGCGGACAGGCGCAGCGGCACGCAGGACCGCAAGGCGTTCACCGTGAAGCAGATGCAGGACATGCTTGAGGAATCCTCCGATGACCTGTTTCTGGGCGCGCGCCAATGGTGGAGGCTGCTCACCGGCATGAGGCAGGGTGAGATACTGGGAGCCGCATTGGACGATCTCGATCTGTGGCGGGACAAGACGTTGGAGACACCGGACAGCGGCGAGATATGGATAGGCACCTACACGGTGAACTGGAAGCTGGAAAGCCTCGACAAGGAGCATGGGTGTGGGGAGCCCGGCAGGGACGGAAGATACCCGTGCGGTTTCAAACGGCCTTCGAGTTGCCCCCGATACCGGTGGAGGGTGCCGGACGGATACGACATGATACACCTGTGCAAGGGGTACGCTTTGACGCCGCCGAAGTCCGCGAGAGGCAAGGTCGTGCCGATAATCCCCCAGTTGGGCACCGTCGTGCACCGGTATCTGGAGGCCACGGACGGCATCATCCCGAACCCGTACAACCTGATATTCAGGACGCGCGAAGGACTCCCGATATCCGCGTTTGATGACAGGGCCGGTTTCCGCGACCTCATGCGCAGGGCGGGCATCCCCGACCATGAGAACCGGTACGGGCATGAATGCCGCAATTCGGTGGTCAGCCTCCTGTTCCACATGGGCGTCGACCCCGGCATCATCCAACGCATCGTCGGCCATTCGTCCGTGGAAATGAGCGAGCATTACCGCACCGTGCCGATAGAGGATTTGATGCGAGGCATGGAGACGATAGGCGACGGGCTCGATTTGAAGCAGATCGAATGGAAGGCGTAAGCATATTCCCGGCATCAAGAAAAATGGTCTCGTCCTCTAATACAAGAGGACGAGACCACTTGCCTCATGAAAGCCATCCGGCAATAATCGTGTCTCCCAGGCTGAACTCTTCTTGTATAAAGCTGACTGGGTGTTCCAGCCGACGCTGGGCTCGTTCCAGCGCCCCTTCTAGGAGTGAAACGCAGGGTGCGGTACAGCAATGGTATTCACGGCATGATTTCCTAGAACGGTTCGAGATGACACTGCCGCACACGCGGCATTTGTCTCCTGGCTTGGACGGTTCAGGGAATAGTCTATCGACCCAACTGTCTATGCCCCCGTAGGGGTCGGCACCTATCACCTGTCTTACATCCTCCGGCAGGCTGGCATCACCAATCACAGAACGTATTGTGTACTGCTCCCCCATATCAACGAGTCCATTTGCGTTGAGCTTTCGAGCGAGAAATATCAGCAGCTCCGCGCATTTGCCCGCATCATATGTAGCCGTATGGTATTCATTCTCAGATAATCCGAGGTTAAATTTCCTGCATAGATTACCGAGATTATACGGATGGCTGCCACTCAGCCCAGGATAGATCAGCTTCGCTGCCTCGTATGTGCATACATAGTCGAATACCGGCATGGGGATTAGGTATTGTTCACATGCCTTTTCCATCATGGATATGTCGGCGCTTTTCGCGCTGTGAAATGCGAGAATGTCCTCCCCCATAAACTCGCGCAATGGTTCGAGAACATCAGGCCATGAGGGAGCGCCGATAAGGTCTTCGTCTTTTACATGATTGTGTCGCATGTTCTGTGGATTCCACTCGCTTCGCGGCACAGCCGGGGCCACTGGGCAATCGAAGGAATCCACCTGACGGCCGTTGCGCACTTTTACTGCGCCGGCCCAGCATATGCTTCCCGGCTTATTTGACACTGTTTCAAAATCTATCGCTACGAAGTCCAATGACACGAGAGCCTCCTTGATCTTGTCCATACAAAGCGATTGTAGGTCGTGAATCGCGGCGCGGCGTGCATTAGATTGCGGAAATAGTAAATCGGGTGCATAATCAAAACTATGGAATCGAACATTTGTTCTAGTGAGTTGACCGCAGGGTCGTGCGGTCGTATGTCGTTCGATTCTTCAAAGGAAAAGAAAGAGGTCCGCCCATCCCGCGAAGAACCGGCGAACCTCTCAGCATTGCCCCACCACCAGAAGGAGGTGCGACATGAGCTAGTCTAACACTATTCGACTCGCCTGCGGCCTACCGAAGCGGCTATGAGGGCAAGGGAATCAGGAAGCCCGACCATCGGCGCGATGATATCCAGCTCGGAAATCAGGAATGACTTTTTTCCCGTCAGCCGATCGCTGACATAGGACTGGGCTTTTCTGTCTATCGCTTTTGCGATATCCATCTGAGTGAGATGCTTGTCCTTCATTCTCGCGTCAAGGTATGCACCTATTGCGATATCTGTGTTTGAGATTTTTGCGTTCATAACAAACAGTATATCTCATATAACATATCTTGTCGGGCGTGTCGTTCTTTGACATATCTTAAATAAGATATATAGTTGTAACCAGCAAATCGGAATACGGTACAAACACATTGTTGAATATCGTATATAAGATATGGAGACTTCATGGACACCAACGCATTCATCTCGCAGGCAATATCGGTACGCCTTCTGCGAACCAAGAAGAAGCAGTACCAGCTCGCGTCCGAACTGAATATCGACCAGACCGTGCTCAGTCATTACATGACCGGCAAAAGCTCTTGGAACGCCAAGGTAATGGACCGCATTGCCCCTCTCCTCGGCTGGGGCTCTGCTGTTGACATCGCGATTGCCGCAGAAGAGGAACGAAAGATTATGCAGTCGATTCCCCCTTCCGAGTCTCCCAAGCCAGAAGCTGAGCAGCGTCTTTCTAAGTCTTCTGACATGGAGGTAACAGCATGAAACGGCATGTCAGCCTTCCTCCGAAGAGTCGGAGAACCGCGAGACGCGGATACACCCACCGATACACGGTTTCCGTCCACATGATTGAGTTACGCAACCGCAATTTCGTAAGACAACTCAAGAACGATATCGCCTCCGGTCTTATCGGGGACGTGGAACTTCGCGGCTTCGGCCTTGAGGAAAGCATGGCGATGGGCGTACTGCTGGACACGGACCCGGCAAAGCTCGCGTCCAGCAGCGACATTCCGGTAACCATCAGTCTTCTCGACCGGCATGAGGCGTTCGTCACGTTCGGTGAATACCGGCTCATGAAACAGGAACGCCTGATGGACTGGCTGGACATGGTTCAGACGGGAACGTTCAGGACCACACCGGATATTGAACCGTCCACGGAAGTCCTGCCCCGTCTACATAAACCAGAAGGAGCAACGGCATCCACTCCCCTCGACGCCATTCGTCTGATGATGGACCGATACGAATCGAAGAATCATGTACAAGACTAAGCCCAAGACCAATGAGCATGGGGAACATGTCTACGACTCCCCTATCGGCAAGGTGATGTACGACCCGTTGGAGGCGGATGTCACGAAGACCTTTGAGGCCCACATTTTCAAAGGTGAGGCGCATCCGGGATACGTAAAGGTGACGGCACCGCTTTCCGTATGCGAAAAACTGACCCCGGAACAGGCCCGCGAGATAGCGAAAGCACTCAATGATCTGGCGGATAAGGCCGAATCCTTATCCTTCCGAAGGAACTTAACCCGATAGGCAGGTGGCGATATGAGTGACGGCAACTATTCGTATGCCTCGGATTCGTCGGAGCGTGTTGCCAACGAGCTGAACATTCTCAACACGTGGATGGCTCAGATCGTGGAAACCGGGCTTCCCCAAATCTCCGCGCAGTTGGCGGAAATCTGGGGAGAACAAGCCAAGCGTCGTGAGTCAGACTCCGAGTTTGTCCAGACGGTCGGAAAGCTCGCGCTGGTTGGCGGCGATAACGTCAATGGCCTTGGCTGTGGAGTCCATCGACGTTTTGATGTGTCTCAGCCAGGTCTCGGCGTTGTTGGAGGCGTTCAGGAAGCTCATGTCTCCCCTGATCTCCCGAGCCGCTTTTTGAAGCGCGTCGATGTCGGTCATTTTTCATTCTTCCTTTCGGGTTTGGCATGTGGTTTGGCGATTACAAGCCTAATCCGAAAGGGCCTTTAAACGATATTCACAAGAAAGAGAAAACAATGGTCAGCCAAAATCGTAACCTTTCCCAGAAGCTCGTGGTCGAGGAACGTCACACCCGTGAATACTTCACCGGCAACGTCACTGCCGAAGGTCTTATCAACGCGGAAATCGACACCGATTACGGTGCCCGTCCCCTCACTCCAAGTCAGGCGCGTTTCGCCGCCAAGGCCCTTGAAGGCCTGGCCGACTGCGCCGACGAGAAGAACGAGGAATAACAAGTCTTGCCGCAGTGGGTTGTTTTTTATCCACCTATCGACTACAGGCAAATAAATACCATACTGCGATCTGCTGCGGCAACCATCGGCCGGAACCCTTCGGGGTGTCTGGACACGCACCGCCACCACCGGGAAAAACCAGAGGACTCGTCATCTCCATCTCTCACAGTTGGTCAACATTGCAGCACGGTGGCGGCAATGGGCGTTCTCGGTTCGAATCCGAGTCCGGCCACGAGGAAAGGACATGCCATGAACAGGAAAACGTATGGGGCGCATTGCTCCGGTTGGCAGCGTTCCTTGGACGAACGCCGCCACATGATCGAGAACCTTACGCTGCTTGCCGTCATGACGGTGACGGTATGCGGGTTCCTTGTCCTCGCGTTCCAACCGTATGCGGGACCATGGAGCATTCTGGCGGGCTTCTGCTGCTGTGCCCCACTGACGTTCGCCTACATCCTACGCGAGTAGCCATAATGCTTCCGGCCGGGGGTCTTTTTATTCCTTACTTTCCTCCCTGGCCGGTGGGGCCAAGCGCACGGTGGCCGTGGTCGTGAAGCGTTCCGATGTCATGGACTTCACGATCACACCCGGGTTCGACTCCCGGCTTGGCGCTCAGAAAAATTTAACCCCTTCGCGTCCTGCGTCGAAAACCAATAAAAGGGTTTCGGACGTGTCAGCACCGGCGTAGAAGGACAACCAAATAATCAAGCCCAGTGGAGGGAAACAATCATGGAACTCACCCCATTCGACCGTATGAGACTACTCAACGAGGCGCGTGGACTATTGCCGCAGGACGAGCTTGAACGTCGGGCGCGCCTGATTCTCGACGCTCCCGTCATTCCTGCCAAGACATCGAAGGAACCCGACTCGCCTCGTCTCATCATCAGCGACTTCCTACGCTCGAAAGGATTCGAGCCGATGAAGAAAAGCGCCCTGCATTTCGGCTCCCTTCTGGCCGAGAACTACAAGATGAAGTTCGGCTCCTACCCGCCGAAGCACGGGAAGACCTACATCTACTACGAGATCGACCGGCCTCTCATGGAGGAAACGTGGGCTCAGATTCAGACGGAGGACGCCGACTGATGGCATCTGATTTCAACTCCATCGCCAAAGCCATCCGTTATCTCGGTGATTGCGTCCGTTATCTCGCTGACAAGTATGTGGCCGTGAACGATCGCGTGTATTCGGATTGGAACGAGGCCTCGAAGGTCGTGGGGGACGTTGGCCGTGACCATGTGGCCGATTATGCGGAGGCGTCGCACAAGCAGGGCAAGTCGCGTACTTGGCGTCACAGTCACCTGATGGAACGAGAGGAACAATTGTCCATGCAGTCGAGGGGTTCTCATGTTGACCCCGAATGATGTCCGGCATAGAAAGTTCCGCACGTATCGTTCCCTGCTTTACGGAGAGGTCTACGACGCGGAGGACGTTGACGATTTTCTCGACTCGGTGGCCGACACCATCAAGGTTTTAGGCAAGGAAGTACTCAAAGCAAGAAAGGAGTGGCAATGACCGTCGAGCAGATGGCCGATGACGATTACTTCGCGTTTGACGCGGTGGACCAGACCGCGTTGAAGAAGTATCTGGTCAGCCCGTTGGCGTATTCGCAGTATCTGACCGGCGAGCATTCGTCCTCCCCCCAGTTCGAGTTCGGGAAGGCGGCTCACAGTCTCATATTGGGCAGTGGCCCCGAGGTGCTGGTGAAACCGAACCTACGCACCAAGGAAGGCAAAGCCAGGTATGCGGAGACATTGAAACTGCATGAGGGCGAGGATATCGTATGGCTTTCCCCCGATGATGTGGAGAAGGTCGAGGCCATGCGGGACATGGTTGGAGATTTCTTCACGAAGCTGGATGGTCAGCCGGAGGTGGCGATGATCGCCGCCGACCCTGATACCGGATTGTTGATTAAGGGCAAGGCGGACTGGTTGCCGTCCACTCCCGACCCGGATGGTGTGCTGCGTATCCGTGATTACAAGACCACGGTGAAGTCGCCGGACGAGTTCGAGCGTTCCTGCTGGCAGTACGGGTATCACATTCAGGCCGCGTTCTACATGCGTCTCTACCGGTTGACGATGCCCGAATATAAGGGGCCGTTGGGTTTCGAGTTCGTCGTGCAGGAGAAGAACCCGCCGTTCGACTGGATGCGTTACGAGATTCAGGAGGATTCGCCCATCATCACCGAACTGGCGGAACCGAAGATAAACCACGCCTTGCAGGGCATCAAATGGTTCCGTGACAACACGGAGGACCCGTTGGAGGCTATGAGGGCCTACGGGTTGCCTAAATACCCGCAGGATGTCGTGTTCCCCGACTGGAAGCTGTTGGAGGAAGAGGAGGAGATTGAATCATGGCGGTAATTAAGAAGGACGCTCGGGGCGGGCGTGGCACGTATGCGACCCTGGCTCAGGTCGTGAACTATGTGGACGAGCAGGGGTTCGACCTGCAATGGCCGACCCAGTTGGTTGACGGACGCCTGTATGTGGATACGGCCGTCAGGAAGAAGGGCACGGACAAGTGGATTGCCAGTAATTGTCTTATCCCGGTCGAGGTGGGTGATTCGCGTGGCATGAGCGTCATGCAGGCCCTCGGTTCCGCATTGACGTATGCGCGACGCTACAGCACTTGCGGCGCGTTCGGACTGGCGACCACGGATGATGACGGTGAGACGAGCGGCTACAAGAAGCGTTCCGTCAAGGGTATGACCGACGAGCAGAAAACACAGATCGACCGGATTCTTGAAGACTGCAAGATTCCGGTGGGTCAGGAGAACGGTTTCATCGGCAATGTCCTGCAAACGCGGGTCGCTTATGGCACGTTGACCGAATATCAGGCGCAACGGTTCATCGACGCTTATCGACAGCATAACGACAAGGTTAAGGAGGCTCCCAGTGAGCAGTGAGATTGGTTGGAACGACGTGAAGCCGGGCATGTGGGTTGAGTTCGATGATGCGGACGGGCATTATGCGGGCGAACTGCATGAGGTGAAGAAGCCAGAAAATCTGGTGGACGTTTTCGTCATGCTTCTGGGCCATAAGCCGCCACTGTACATCGAGACCGAGGATGCGGGCAATCTCGTGGTTTTCTTGGATTTTGGCGATGGGTACACTACCGGTTCCGTCGTTCGGAACGTGCATGTGTACGAGTCGAAGCCCGAGACGGAATCCGTCAAGCAGGCTGAAGATGATGACAAGAAACCGTTCTGGAAAGGCAAGACCTGCAAGGAGCTGGACGGACTACATGTCAAGATAACGTGGAATAACGGCGACACGATGACCAGTACTCTCAACATTTTTGGAAACGCTGGTCAGTGTGAACTTTCTCCCGCCCGTCATCCAGCCGCGACTTTCGCCCCCTACGCCGACATCAAGTCCATCGAACTGGTGGATGATGCCCCGCGCACGGATGATGCCCCGCGCGTGTGTATCACCGATATCACGAAGGTTCGCCCCGGCGACAAAGTGGTGGTGAAGAACGGCAACGAGTACACGGTGAAGAAGACGGATTCTGACCGTATGGGCGGACAGACCCTGTGCCTGAGTATCGGGGAGCTCGGCTTTTCGGACGGGTGGTGGATGGATGACTCCTTTTTCCAATATGCGTACCGCGGACCGTACACGATGGCCGACCTTCCGGAGGAGCCGGGCTTCTACAAGGCTCGCACCGAATCGGTGTGGAAGCATGACGGCAAACGTTGGATGCCGGTGCTCGCCCATGATGGCACCATCGCCCCCGCCTTCCCATGCCAGTCCCAATCCCGCAGCCAGTTCTTCAAGACCAGTGTCCGGGATGATCGTTTCCCGTTCACGAAGGTGGAGGCGAGCTTCGAGTGACTTTCACCCCGAGGCCGGGCTGCAAGTGCGCGAGATGCCTGTGGGCTCACGGGGACAAGATCACGCTCCCCCAATGCCCCACATGCGGTGCCGTTGATTGCGCCGGAGCCCAATCACACATGCTGGTCTGCAACAGGCGGGCCATGGAGAAACACAAGACGAACAATTACAGGAGGAATGCGTAATGGCCGGAGAACCAAGCATCGAGTTTACCGGATATGCGGGAGAGATCAAGGATTTTCAGGATTCCAGTATTCTCAACGTCAGCGTCCATCCGGGTTACACGGATAAGAACACGAACCAGTGGGTTGACAAGGAGCCTCAGTTCTATGGTGTGCGTCCCTTGTCGAATCAGGCGAAGGATGCTTTGAATCAGGTTCGCCAGTTGAAGTCCCAGCCGAACATGAGCGTGAAGGTTCTTGTGAACGGCAGCTTGTCCAAAAGAGTGTCGGAAAAGGATGGGAAACGGTATGAGAATTGGGATGTCGCGGCCCGCACCATTGCGGTGTTGAGCGCGAAACCCAAGGCCCAGCAGTCTGGTTTCCAACAGTCGCAGCAGCAGTATCAGCAAGGCTTCCAGCAACCGCAGCAGGGCTTCCAGCAACCGCAACAGCAGTATCAGCAGCCTGCGGACCCGTGGAGCCAACCACAGGACGAATACGGAAATGGGCAGATCTAACCCGTCCCAACACGTCAAGGATTTGGTGGACGCACGCGACCAATACCGGTGCGTCCGCTGCGGCAAACCATTCCATTGGAGCGGTTTCAGCCGGCATCATCGCAGACTCCGGTCACACAAGTGGCCGGGACTGCATGAGGCGTCGAACCTCATCTTGGCGTGTGGGAGTGGCGATACGGGATGTCATGGGTGGATTCACGCCCATCCGCGTGAGGCCATGAGCTTGGGGTATATCGTGAGCGGTTTCAATGATCATCCCGAACTGGTGCCGATTCTCACCGCCCAACATGGTTGGGTGCTTTTAGACGATAAGGGAGGTTGGATGCGATGCGAACCGCCGAAGCAGTGAGCATACTGTTCATCCTGTTCTGCCGTGACCCGCAGTTTCGGCGGGCGTTGCACAAGCTCGACCCTGTGTTGTTCAGCAGGTTCACTGACGGGGAGGTGTGGCTGTGAACGTCGATGACATGACCGACGAGGAGTTCATCGACTATTGCCGGAACGGTGGCGGACTGCCCGGCTTGATAACTGAACGTCATCCGAAATGCGATTGGTGTGGTGGCATGTGCCGGGTCGGCAGGGATGGCATGTGCCGGAACTGTCGAATTAGGGAACGGCGTCGAACCGACCCCGAGTATGCGCAGCATCTGCGTGATCTGGCGAATCGGCGGAACGCTCGTAATCGTGAGAAACGCAATGAGCATGCACGCCGGTACCGGTTGGAGCATTTGGCTCAGGCTCGGGCTTCGGCTCGTAAGTATGCCGCCGCCCATCAACGTGAGATGGCTGAATACCATCGCCGTTGGATGTTGGAGCATCCCGGCAAAGCCGCCCAGTATAAGGCGAATCAGAAACGTAAACGACAACTGGCCAAGGAGACTGTCAATGAGTGAGAAACCATTCTGGGAGGGTAAAACCTGCGAGGAAATGGCCGGACTACACGTCAAGGTCACATTCAATAACGGGGCCGTGCTCACCGGAGTAACCAACGAAGACGGGGGTATCCCGATATCGGTAGGCAATACCGACTGTATTTGCGTCTTGTCTTATAAATATGGGTCAGCAGATTTTAAGCCGAAGTCATACGTCAAGTCCATTGAATTGGTGGAAGACCCCAACTACGAGCGTATCGAGGAGGCTGATGACCTCCAAAAGAAAGATATTGCCGTTATGCTCGACGGCAACCGCTACAAGGTCACAGATATGGAAAAAGACCGTAACCGATTCTGGGGTCGGGTATACGGCGCTGTCGGGCAGGAATGTATCGCCCTTGGCTTCAACGCCTTCACCTACGGACTCCGTCCGAAGCCCCGGCTTCCTGACAAGCCTGGACTGTGGTTGGACAAGGACGATAACACATGGGTGATGGGCGAGAATGCCTTTCCACTCACGTGTATTGATGCCGGTAATTGGAGTATCACGCGCCCGCAGTTCTCAACGGATAGCGTTCAGGTTCTAAATGCTGCACCGTTCCGATTGGCTAAGGCGGTGGAAGCATGAGCAATCGTATTGTGAAATTGCCCTCGGTCGAATCTTTCGGCCGTCTCACGCCCGACAAGTGGCTGGCCTTGAAGAATCTGGAAGAGAGCGCCGAACTGGTCGAAGCCTGCAAACAATACCTGAAAGCCAGCGACCCGACAGACCCGAGCGGCATTGGCCGGGAGTTCGATGATCATGCGAACTGCCTCGCCTGCTTCGGGGTGAACGTGGGCGGCGAGCTCGGCGATGACCGGGACAAGGCGAAAGCCGGATGGATAGGTTACGTGCGCGACCAGCGCCGCCAAGCCATGCTCGGCGAGCTCGCCGACGTGTTGCAGACGGTCGGCAACCTGATCACCGCGTTCGACATCACCGACGAGGAACTTGCTCAGTCTATGGATGATTGCCTTGTTCGCAATCAGGAACGAGGTCGACTGTGAGCATCATCAGCAGTGAGGCGAAGTGGGCTGTCCTCCAACGAGTTGTCCGTCTATCCCTCGAGGAAATACGTGGCACGACCAAGGGCAAGGAATACGAGGCCGGTTTTATCGCCGGAGCCACGCGCCGGCCCACGAACGAGGAAATCGTAGCCGGAGCGAAAGCGTTCTACGAGGCGTTGAAGCCCGACTCTTACCCCCAATGGGATTCTGACTGCGCGTTGAGGGCCGAATACTACGACGCCATGCGACTCGCAGTCAAGGCAATGCAAGGAAAGGCAACGGAAGAATGAATCTTTTAGATGAAACCAAGGGTGCGATCTCACAAAGCGAGCATTCGACCGATGACGTTCGATTCGTAGGCTCCCGCGACGAGAAGCTGGGAATTCCGTGGAGTCAGGCCGAAAAGGTGCTCGACATCGATTACGACAACGGATACGGCAGTCAGGAGATAGCCGCCGATCTGGTCGTGGCGTTCACTGATGGCGGGTTCCTGCGCCGCGAAGAATACGACGGCAGCGAATGGTGGGAGTACGAGCCACCGTTCAGAGTCACGGAGACGCAGAAGCCGTTCAAACTCGTGAAGATGCTCAGCTATTCCACACGGTTGCTTGTGGACATCAATTACCCGATGGAGGCAACGGAGGAATGAGCGACATGAGGAGCTTCATCAAGGTTGAGCACAGTCGTTTTACTTTGATTTTGCGCAAGGGGATGCTCCCGTTCCACTGGATTGCGGAATCCCACGTCTACCCGGACAAAGGTTATGTCACGGCGGTGCGGGAGCGCACCAACTACGGCGCTGTATGGGCATTGAGCAGTAGGGGCGCTCTCGATCAGGTCATGCTCTCGATCTGGGAGGACATCGAATGGTTGGACGAAAGGATGGACTGATGCGTGTGCATCGTCCGAGACTACAAAACCAAACCGAAGGAGACAACCAATGAGTGATTACAAGCAGCGGATGATCCGCGAACATCGAGAATTGCAGGAGCGTATCAGCAAGCTGGCGCACATGCTTGAGGGCTACGCGGAGGGCACGTTGGACTTCACGCCCGCGTGCTCCTTCCAGCTCCTTGAAAGCCAATTGTACGCGATGGGGACATACGCGAACATCTTACAGGAGCGTGCGCGTATCGAACAGGTGGATTTGAACGCGCCTCTTGAGGGAGGTGAGTCTGGTGAGGTTTCACAGGATTAGACCGTGTCCCCAATGCGGGGGCAAAGTCAAGGCGAAATGGGAGCGGGACGAAGTACTGTCGCCTGAACTCACGTTCTTCCTCGTAATATTCCGCTGTACTGCCTGCGGGTTCAGCTTCGAGGGATGGGGTTCGCTGAATCCAACTCCATATAAGTTGCAACGCAACATCGTCTTATGGAACCGCATATGCAACGGTGACAGGCACTTCACACTGATCTACGAGAGTCTGGGAGGCAGACGATGAGCGTCCTGTATCACGGCGGCGTGCCCAGTCTGAATACGGGCGACATCATCGAGCCCGGTCACAGCCGGGACAATTTCGACGACTGCCCGATATGCCGCGCCCGACGCGAGCAGGGCGCGGACGCACCCATCGACGCGACACTGCACCCCGACCAGGTGTACTGCACCCCCGACCGTCTCTACGCGCGCTTCCACGCGAGCATGTACGGGCGCGGGAACGTCTACCAGGTGCGACCGGCCGATTGCACGCTCACCCGCAGCGGCGAGGATTCCATCGAATCCTACCGGTGTGACCGGCTGGAGGTGGTCAGGGTGGTGGACGTGCACGTGACGCTGACATGGAAGGAACGCCGCAAACTCGCCCGCAAGTGGTCCAAGGCCGACAAGGAGCACGACGGCAAGGCGTTAGACCCGAATCCGGTGCCGCGCAACGCGACCCCTGAAATGCTAGCCCGCTGGCAGGAAAGGGAAATCGCACTCGCAGAAAGACAGATGGGAGGCGGACGATGAATGAACCGTTTGACGTGCAGAAGACCATTCACGACCGCATTGTGATGCACTCCAAGCATGGCGTGCAGGGTGCTTGGAATGACGGGTATATCGCGGGCTTGTCGGCCGCATTGTGGGCCGTGGTAACGGCTGACGGAGTGAACCGTACCGGCTGCAAGCATTTCGATCTGCACAATCCCGGACAAAAGGAGATGGACCTTGAGCATTGAGACGGAATCGTTCGACTTGACCTTTGGCAGCATCCACTATGCCGGCACGAGGCTCACTATCCCGATTGACGATGACGAATACATGGTTTATCGGGTAGAGATCGCCAATCATCGGCGTGGCTCTTCCAGCTTGGTGACGTTTCACCTCGACCGGGACGACTCCCGCCCGGAGCACAAGACCGTTGGCCAATCTGCAAGCGCTTATCTGAGCGTGGACGAGGCGAAACAAATCATGCAGGCACTGCAACAGGCAATCAAGGAGGCGGACGATGAGTGACAAGGCGATGCCGTTGGGCAGGAAGTTCAAGGTTCGGTTGACCATCACGCCGGAGGAAACCGGAACGCCCGTGGACATGCTGGGATTCACGTTCACCAGCGGCCGGAACGGGCATACGGAACTGGACGCAGAGTACAACAACATTCCCAAACTGGTTGACGACGGGCTCGACTCACTGTCGATTCTTGTGATCTTCAAAACACTGGAGATATGGGCCCAGAAGGGATATGAGCTGTACCAGCCCATCGCTCAACGATTTCACGGAGGTGGACGATGACCTATAAGGCGAGGATATTCACCCGCGAGGAGCTGCGCAAGGCATTCGAAAGAGTCACTGACGTCTATGAACTGTCGGCACAGCTACCACTCGAAACCGACATCGACAACGCCGTGAGCCTCATGTACGACCATTACGGCGAGGAAACCGAGGTGGAGGAATGAAACCACGAGTGTATGACGATTTGGTCCAATCCGCCGTCGAATTGAGTTGCTTCGGTACAGGCCAGTCAACCATCGAGGAAGGCCGAGCCGCCTATCAAGCATGGCTCAAGGAGCATGACCGGCAGATAGCCGAAAAAGCATGGGAAGAAGGGTATATCCAAGCCGTCAAGAACATGAATCCCATGCCCGGCGAGGAATCGCCCGAATACACGCCAAACCCATATCGAAAGGAGAACGCATGAACGAGATTCAGCTTACAGACCATTTGGTCGCGCATATCAGCGCGGGAAGCGACTACGGCCGTTATCAAGCCAAAATCTGCGAAGACGGCAACTTCAGAGACTTCCTGTACGCCATGAGCCTCAAACGTCTCAAGCGCAAATGCGAAAAGTATGCGAAGCGTGAACGCAAGGCCATCGCATATGTCGCCACGCTCAAGGAGGAATCATGAGCGTAAGTAGTCTCAAAACGCGAAGAAGGAATTGAATTGAGCGGCTGGCGTGACAAGGCCGCGTGCCGTGACATGGACCCTGACCTGTTCTTCCCAACCACGTCCAGCGAGGAACGATTGGCGCTCAAGGCCTGCGCCCAATGTCCGGCGATATGCGAATGCGCACGGTACGCGGCGCAACACGACAGAATCAGCGGCTACCCATTGCAAGGCGTATGGGGTGGCGTGAACAGGAGCAGAAGAAGGAATCGAAATGAGTGACAAGGATATGGTCACGGTTTACGAACGACGTGACGGCAGCAAACCCGGATTATGGTCCGTGTACTGGTATTTGGGGTGGGACGTGTTTTGCTCGTTCTCCCTCGCGGTGGGCATCACGTCAAAGAATACGATGATGGCCATTGTTCAAGCGTTTTGTCTGCTGGTTTTTCTTGGACTCACCGTCTGGCAGTTGAACCATCTGACTTGGAGCATCACCGACTATCGGGTGCGTATCAGCTCTAATTTGGAGAAGGGGGCTCATGTTGAGCAAAGCGACAAGTAAAGCATGGCAACTGCTCATTGAAGACTCGAACCGTCCGGCAGAGGAGATTCGCTTGGCTACCGGACTTCGGGTCGATGTGATCGAGCAGATGCGCGGGGACGTGCAAAAACGACTACGAGACAACCCGGAGTTCTGATTATGAGACCGAGTTATCTGCCCGTCCAGTATGAGCATTGCCCGTACTGCGGAGGAATCTTGAACGTATTCGGGGACTGCGTGGACTGCCAGTTTCACGATGACCCGACTGAATGGTGGATGGACGAATGAGCCGACAGAAAGCCAAAGGCACACTGTTTGAATCCAAGGTGGTCAACTATTTGCGCGCCCGGTTGGGTGACAGCGAGCAGACGATACACCGTGAAGTGTTGCATGGGACGAAAGACCAGGGCGATATCACCGGTCTGCGTATCCACGGCCAGCCGGTCGTATTGGAGTGTAAAAACTACAGCACCTATACGGGGAGACTCAAGGAGTGGATGCAGGAGGGCCGTACCGAGGCGGGTAACGCTGACGCACCTTACTGGTTCGTCGTGTTCAAACAGAAGGGTCTCGGCTTGAACACGTTGTCAAGCATGGACAACCAGCCCGTGCTCACCGACTTAAAGACCCTCGCATTGATAGCAGGACATGGAATCATCGAAGGAGACGAAGAATGAGCTACGACCTGTATGTGGTACGCCGGGATATTCCCGAGAACTTCTGGGATTACGGGTACGACCCTGACTATGACTATGGCTGCTACTTCAACTACACGTACAATCTCGGCCCGTTCTTCGCCGCCTATCATGTTCGCCCGTCAACCGACTTGGACGGCAAGACCGGTAGGGAATGCGCCGAAATCATAGGGCACGCCCTCATGCGCATCTACCTTCAGCCGTTGCATGAGCTGCGTTCCGAATACAATCCGCGCGACGAGAACGGCGAGTTGGTTGATTGGGGCAGTGTGGACGGCGCAATCAAATGGTTGGAACGTGTCCAAGACTATTGCCGGGAACACCCGGATTACGTGGTCAGGGAACGCTCCTGATGGGAAACAGTCACAACACGACATCCACCGAATGCATCGACTGCGGGCGTATCCGGCCACGTAACCAGATGTGCAGCGGGCCCCGTTGCCGCAACTGCCATATCAAGGCCGACCCCATACGGTTGGCGAAGCATAGAACCGGAAGCGCGAAATAGGCAAGGGAGCATAAAACCAAACGCACTCCCCCATTGCCCATCCAAGAGGGCGGCATGGTTTTCGCCGGCCACCCCATCGACATCGATGACCCGTATCTGCGCGAATTCATCGAAAAGGCAAGGAGAACATGATGGAAGATAGGAAACTCGTTGATTTCGCCCATTGGCTGAACGATCATCCGGGCGAATGGAATCTTTGGCCGTATCTCATTCCGATACAGGCCGACCGCAGGGATACGGCCGCATCGATGAGGCTTGTCATGGACCGCATCAAAAATCATCGGTATGACGAGTTCCGCGTGGACACCGCCCTGCTCGAATACGAACTGTTCAACGGTTTCATGGGCTTCGACAACGGTGGCGTGCATGAGAATGGTCTCGCGTTGAAGATGAGGCTCAAAGCATGACCGCGCGTGGAGATGACCGCAAACTCATGCATTGGATAGCCTCGCACGGCTACACGGTGGTACGCGCCGGCAGCGGCCACTGGAAGATATTCGATGACGGCGTGCTGCTCACGGCGACGAGCGGCACGCCCTCGGACTGGCGAAGCCGCCACAACTTCATACAGGATCTAAGGAGACAATCATGTTCAATCCATTAACAAGGATACGGCACCGTTGCCCCTTCTGCGGAACTACCCCGTTCATATTCGAATGGGAAGGCCGCTACATGTATTACTGTGCTGTCCACTTGAACGGCCCCTATGCCGACACGAGGGAGGAAGCGTGGGATAAGTGGTGCGGAACGGTTGAGAACATTTGGGAAAGGGACAGGAAATGACCTGGATCATACGAAATTCTGGAAGGCAGTAGCCGAGAACCGCAGTGAGAACGCGGTCGCTGCCCTCGAAACCATGATTGAGGAGACGGAATGAGTCTGGTGAGTTTAGATTTCAGGAAAGTGGTATAACGATGGCCCGCAAAGGATACATCCAGCTTGTCAACGGCTTCTACATGAATCGCAAGGTGCGAAAACTCAGGCACACATGCCCGAGCGCGATAGGCGCGTTCACGATGATGCTTACCTTCTGCGGAGATAATCTTTCAGACGGTCATATCAGTGAAGATGATGCGCTTTACGTGCTGGATATCACCGATTCAGAACTTGAAGCACTATGCAATGTCGGCATGATCGAACCGGACGGGAACAACGGGTACTACATTCACGATTATCTTATGCATAATCGTAGTCGCGAACAGGTGCAAAAGAAGCGCGAAAGCAATGCTGAAAATTACCAAAAAAATAAGAACGAGGTGAAAACCTCCGATTCAGATGCGATTCAGCCGTCTGAAAGTCATCTGAATCGGGACAAACACCAGAACACCAGAACACCAGAACACCAGAATGAATTATCTAAAGATAATTCAACTCCCCCTACCCCCTCAAAGCCTGACTTCGATGGACTGCTCGACAGTCTTGAGCGTATTTACCCGACGAACAGGTTCGACGGGAAGACCTCTCAGGCTCGAATGCAGTTGGAAATCGAATGGCCCAAGATCGTGAAAGCCGCCGGCGAGGCTGACCCGTGCGAGTTTCTTGAAGCCAAAACCCGAGCGTATGTCGGGGCCACCGAGGAACGGTTCGTGAAGACGTTCAGCCGGTTCATCGGCGGGGAACTGTACGCACGCAACTGGGAGAAACCCAAACCGGAGACCCCAAGGGCCCGGCAAGTCCAGCCGGTCAAGTCCCGCAGCCAGCAGAATCTCGAAGCGAACATGGCGAAAACCTGGCAGTACATGACCGAGGAGGAGCGTGCCCGATACTCGCAGGGAGGTCTCAATGCTCAGCAAGGGTGAGGCGGCGGCGTTGTTGTCGCTGATTAACGCGCATCACGGCAACGCTCAGTGGGATGATGTTCAGCTTGACGCTTTTTATTCGGAACTGCGTTCGGATATCACGGCGGTAGAGGCGCGTGAGGCCGTTCGACGCTTCTACGCGGTCAACAGCACGGGTCGCTGGTGTGGTTCCGGCGACATCAACGGCATCGTCCGCAAACTGCGCAACGGTGCGAAACCGTCCGAAGCGCAGATAGGCCGGGAGTGCGAACGTCTGGGACTAGTGGAAGATCAGGCGTGGTTGTATCGCCGGCAGCGCATGATGGGCCGTTCCCCGGACGAGTCTCGACAGGTGGCGTTGGCCGCGCGTGACCCGCTGCGCTTGCCGCCCGCGAAACCCAAGCGCCGGCGTGAGGGTGGTGGTTTCAATCCGGGTTTGGGCGTGGCGTTGGACGAGGTTCTGGCGACACGCCGTCCGGCTGAATCATGACCGGTTTGATGGCATAATTGGGAGTTGCTGACACGTCCGAGACCTTCAAAAAAACCGAAGGTCAAGGTCACTATTGTCTTTTTCCACTGAAACTACGAGGCTCTGCCGCTACCACGGTTGCTGGCGGGATATCGTCACCGACGCGCCGTCACCGCTTATCGGACATGGCGTCGAACCGAATCTGAATCTCCTGTGCGACAAGCACGCCAGCCAGTTGACCGGCGACCTGCGATGGTTGGACCACAGTCTGCCCGACCTGTGCGAGTATCGCATCAACCGCGCCTACGGGCACAAGAACGGTGGCGGCGGTCAATCCGGCACCGCTCCCGCACCGTTACGCGAAGCCCTGCATGATCTGCTGTACGCGGACGATGACCACGGTTATCCGGGGTTGCAAGGCACGTTGTACGAGTGGATGCGCAGTCTGAAAATCAATCTGCCCGAGTCCACGCCACTGTCGGACATGGTTCACCGTATCGCCAATCATCCGAAACTCGTGGAGCATTCCAGCACCCCTGTGTATGCGGAACTGGTTCACAGTCTGACACGCAAGCTGCGTCGTTTCCTCACGGACGATGACGGGGAAACCGTATTGTACGGGCCATGCCCGGCCGACAAGTGCTTGGGTCAGCTTTCCTGCTATGCGGACGCGGAGACGGCGAAATGCCCGAAATGCGGTTTCAGTATGCCGGTAGCCCTTATCAGGGCGGAACGGGTGAAACGTCTCCTCCAATCGGAGGCGGTGAGAACCCGCGGCGAACTGTTGGACATCATCAAGGCGTGCGGAATGCGCGTGAACCGCAGCACTTTGCGTAGTTGGATACATCGAGGCCAGTTGCCCCAGCAGGGCGAGGATGCGTACAGCAATCCGCTTTACCGGTTCAGTGACTTCTACCGTCTCGCGTCCGGCCTGTCGGAGGACGCGGACGTGTGGGAGATCATGCAGGTTTCGCAAAACCAATCCAAGGAAGGAGACACCAAGTGAGCAACCAGATTCAACCATTCGACTTCAACGGCATTCAGGTGCGTGTCCTAACCGACGAACACGGCAACCCGTGGTTCCTTGGAGCGGACGTATGCGCCATTCTCGGTACGGCCACCAACCATATTCGGGAATACCTCGATGCCGATGAAATCACCAATATCCGTAGTACGGATATTGCCCAGAACGGAGGCAAGGCACCCGTTTTCGTGTCCGAGTCCGGCTTGTACTCCCTCGTGTTACGCAGCCGCAAGCCCGAAGCCCGCGAGTTCAAACGCTGGGTCACGCACGAGGTGCTGCCATCGATTCGCAAACATGGCGCGTACATGACCGAATCGACTTTGGAAAAGGCAGTCACCGAACCCGACTTCCTTATCCGACTTGCCACACAAATCAAACAGGAGCGGGCGGAAAAAGAGAAGGCCCAAGCACAGGTCGAACGGATGCGTCCCAAAGCATTGTTCGCTGACGCTGTGGAAACCTCGAAGACCAGCATCCTTGTGGGCGACTTGGCGAAAGTCCTGAAAGGCAATGGCGTGGATATTGGCGGCACTCGCTTGTTCGCGTGGCTGAGGGACAACGGATGGCTGATGAAAACCGGCAGCTCTCGCAACATGCCCACGCAGAAATCTATGGAATTGGGCTTGTTCGAGATCAAGGAAACCACCGTGGTTCACTCGGACGGTCACACGACCATCAACAAGACGCCGAAAGTCACGGGCAAAGGTCAGACGTTCTTCGTCAACAAGTTCCTCGGACACAGGGAGATTACTCAATGAGCATCAATCTTGGTACCACGGAAGTGGAATTGAGCTTGTACTCCAAGGCGCTTCAACTAGCCACGTTCACCGTGGAAGTCCCGGTGGCGGGCGAACTGGAACCGGACAGCGTGTTCATAGGCGACGACATGCAGCCACGCGCGCACGTGACAGTGACGCTGCCGCCCGACGGTTCCGTCGAAAAGGCCGTTAAAGCCGGGGTTTATGCGTTCCAGAAGGCGTTCAACGAGTCGATGGAATCAAGGAACGTATGAACTGGCTGAAGCGACTGCTGCACATGGAGGAGCCGGAACCGGTCGAAAAGCCGGAACCTAAGCCACCGGTGTTGGAGCCATGCCCTATCTGCGGACGCACACCCAAGCCGAAGTATGTATACGACGCCATCCTTATCCGCTACTACTGTCAGGAAGACTCCGTGTGGCTGCTCTCGGAGTGGTGCGATCATTCCGCGAGTATCTTCTCGTTTGCCCCGTTTGAGGACAAGGACGTTCCGAAGTGGAATATCGGTTGCAGACTGTTAAGGACAATTGTTGCCGTGCCAGTTCCCGAATGCCCTGTCTGCGGGGAGAAACCCACCGTGCAACCGGATACCGAGTCGGATATTCCCCAGCTTGTCTGCTCATGCAACGAACTGTTGGGCAACGATGGGATAACCAACGTCTATCAGCGCAAACACGAGTGGATACGTCGTTGCGTGGCGTTGAAACGCAAGCAGGACAACGTGAGTGAAATGGAACAACTGATCGGAGAAACACAATGAACGGACATTATTCGGTTATCACGAATTTCGGCTGTCATTGGACATGCCCCTACTGCATCGTAAGGAAAACCGGATTGAACGTGCCGGTGACAGACATGCAGGCCACGCTGCGGACCATCAGCCGTGAAAGCGAACGCCACCCCATGAGGTTCCTGAGCTTCAGCGGCGGCGGAGACCCCCTGTTCCCCATGCGCGAGCCGGAAGCATCGAAACGTGTCGCCTTCTACCGGGAGGCGATACACAGGGCCGGAGACTGGCTCACGGAAACCGAGATGCACACCAGCTACTTCCAATGCGGACGCAACGTGGCTCAGGTCATGCAGCAGATCAGGTTCAGCCGCGTGGTGTATCACATGCGTCCCACGAGCTTGTCCGATGACGTGGCGTTGGCATTGCCCCGCAAATGGTTCGACCGTCAGAAGGTGCGTGTCGTGTACGTGGTCACCCCCGATTTCACGCCGGAGCGTATCGACCGGATAGCCGATCTCGTGGCCGGCAACCACGTAGTCGATGAACTGTCGTTCAGGCAGAAGGTCAACCCCGACAACACCATCGACCACACGTGCGAGGAGTATCTGAAGGCCGGCCATCAAAACCGCTGGTGGTACATCCAACAGGATGATTACAACACGTACGTCGTGAACGACCGGCTTTACACACGATTCAGCGATATCGGCAAGGAGGACCACAGGTGAGCAAGAAGATTCGCGTCGCATGGGATGACCTGAAGCCCGGTGATCTGATTCACGTCAAAGGCAGCACGAACACGTATGTGTTTAAGGGCTGGTTTTTGGACGCAGCCAGCGTTGACCATCGTAAATCTGGCGCAGAAACCTACGTGATTACGAGGTCCAAAAACAATTCACCAGTAGATGTAGCCATTGTTGTCACTCACGACAATTTCGCGTACGCGACCCGTCCCGCACCAAAGAAGCCGCGTCCAAACATCGTGGAGCCGAAGGCACCGGGGGAATACTGGCTGCGTGTTCATGCGGGGGAATTGAACGGCTGGTATATGTGCATTCGCCGCCAATTCGACTCGATTAAGGACTCGTGGGATAAGCCCAGTGACCTCAGGGCATGGCAAACAGTCATGTGGGGCATTATTGCTTTCTCCCCGTGGCTGACGTGGCATGAAATGGTGGACGGCATGCATGTGTCTGAAGTGTTGACCGCTGAGGAATATTACATGCGCAAAGCCAAGGGGGAACTATGAAGACCATTCAGGCAGCAGACCTGTCACCTCGCATGCTGGGAAGAAAAGTCATCATACAGGTCGGCAAAAGCGTCATCAGGGGCATGATCGAACACATTGAAATCGACATGCGAACGGAATGCACGTTCAATGAGTATCAAAAGCCAGGGAGCAGAATCATAACCCGTGAATATATGACCATTCCCACCGGAGAGATTCGCGTCACCGTCGGCGGTATTGATCTCAAACTCAACGACAATCACGTAATCACCGTGGCGGACTCATGAGCCAACCGATGACTCTACCCAGCCAGCTCAGGATCGTAAACAACAAGCTGACGGAACTGGGCAAGATCATGTACTACCAGCCTGACCTGTTCTGCAGTAGCGTCAGGCTCCAACAAGGCATGATCGGTTGCTGCAAGGCGTATCTCAGCTACATGAAATGGCACACGCTGACCGTCTCCCAGTATTTGACGGAGTCGAACTGGGGTATGAGACGTGCCCGCGCAAGCTGCTGCCTCACCAAACAAGCATATCGTGCCGCTTATGGCCTGCCCGACTTGGAGCGCAGGGCGGACACCCTGTACTGGATGCGGAGGCTCCACTAGTGGAACCAGTGCCAATCATCTTGTTCATGCTCCTATTGGGAGCCGTCGCTATTATCGAGAATCGGAGGAAACATTGACCGAGGAAACAATGAACAGCATGACTAAGGGAACCATTTTTACGGCTGGCTCATTAGGCGATTTGCCTGATTTCAACCAGTGGCCTATATGGTTCACGCCGAAACTGATTCTGATTATCAACCATGCGTGCCGTAGGTTCATCACACGTTACGCAAAAGGCGTGGACGGTAAAATCGTTCAGCGTTTCTATCGCGCACTGAGGGACGCATGGCTTCGGGGATACATGACCACTATAGAGGCATGGGCGGAGTTTTACGTATTCGTAGCGCATTTCCACCGCCACTACCTGCTGTGATAGGAATGCCGTCCTAGTGTGCTTCCATGAGAGGCAGTGACGGCTTTTAACACGCCTATCATAGCTTGAAACCCGTGAAAATCTATTTTTTATTGATCTTCACGGGTTTCAGTGAATGAAAAGCATGTTTTCGTATAATCGGGCCCACATTTATGGTTTTATTCGCTTCGCTCACACATCAGCGGAGCCGACACGTCGATTTCCGAGCCAAGCGGCGCGGAAAGCACCTCATGCACGTCCGGCGCAAAATACAGGTTGCCTCTTCCAGACGGGTACACACGCAGTACGCCCACGGACACCAGACGCGAAAGCGCGTGCTGCACCGCTGACGGGCTCTTGCCGAACCTCCTCCTCAGCGCACGTGTCGTCACGGTAGGCTGTCCGATAAGGTACATCGCCGTCTGCACGGACAATCCACTGTAATTGTGCGCGTCCAGAAGACTCCGATACTTCTGCCGAACGTTGACCAGACGTTTGACGCGCAGCAAGGCGTCCTCGCAGGATTCCTCGACACCTTGGCAGAAGAACAGTATCCAGTTCTCCCAATCACCTTTCGTGGAAACGCCAAGCAGCCTATCCTGATATTCAGGACGACGACGCTCGAACCACGGTGACACCGACAGCAATGGCTGGCTCAGTAATCCACGGCTCATCATCTGCAACAGCACCAGCAACCTACCGATTCTTCCATTGCCGTCAGTGAACGGGTGCATCGTCTCGAACTGGTAGTGGAACATCGCCATATCCAGCACAGCCAGCCCCGGCTCATTGCGGGACCGCCACCAGTCAACAAGCGACCGAACCGCTATGTCCAAGTCCTGCCCGGGCGGCATGGGAACGAAACGCGCATCCTCGATACGCCGCGTGGGCGAGCCGATGAACACCTGGGTTGACCGTATGTCCCCGGCCTGCGGATTGTCGGACTTCGTGCCCTTTACGAGAAGCTGCTGCAATTCGCGTATGAGGGACAGGCTTATGGGGTGCCCGGCCTGAATCTGACCTATGCCGCATTCAGCCGCATCGAGATAGTTCAATACCTCGCGCATGGACTCGCTCAAACCGCTCTTGTCCTCACCCACCTCGTAATCCTGTGCGAGAACGGTTTCCAACGGCTCGAACGTGCCCTCCAGAGCGCTTGTGCTCTGCGCTTCGCGTCGCATGGTCGGACGGCGCAGCATATCCGGGTTTGGTAGATCCTCCCCCAGTTCGCTCAGTCTCGCCAATGCCATCGAGGCTCGAGACACCACGCCCATGACACGTGGAGAAAGCGCAGGATAATCGCCAAGCGGGTTCGGTACGAACGAATACGTATCGTATTGCATCAGACCGTATCTTGTGGCGTACTCGCCCGATAGTCTACGCAGCTCGCCTGGCGCGTCAGGTGCAAACATTTCTTTTCTCATGTCACTAACTATACACATTTCTTGAATTGTTCATACTAAGATTCCGCAAATCTTAGTATGAAGCATGGGTTGACCATACACTATCCTTCGTATTCCTTGCATAGGTCGGCGGCGAACTTGGCGAGATTATCCGGGTCAAGCTCATAGTTTTCGCCGGCCTCCCCAGCTTCGTCGTAATATTTCAAGACTTCGCGTAGCGCGTTCTCCATACGTTTCGCGTGCTGCCACCGACGTAACGAGTTCATGGCATGGTCTAATGCCGGGTCATTCGTTTCACTCATTTGATTACCTCGTTTCCGTTGAACCAGTAGCCGTTCTCAAAATCCTGATTGCTTCGCCATTCCTTGTAGTCGAGAACGGCACGAAGATTAGTATCGTCTCGACGGGTCAGTTTCCGTTTCACCGCGTCGATAACATCCTTGAACCATTGCCGGCGCAGCTTCCACCACGTCATACGCTCGTAACGCGCTCGATAATCGGCCGTGTAGCCGAGGAACTTGTAATAATCGTTCATTTGACAATCTCCTGATTCCAGTCCAGCATGTCGCCGGTCAGCCATTCGCCGCCACTCGAAACACGCGCGTACAACCACGCTTTATAGCCGATTCGAGCCGCCTTATCGTGTTCCAGCCATGCTTTCAGCCACGTGAAACGTAGTTTCCAGCCGGGTATGCGTCGCCACAACTCCTTGTTGACGGCGGGGTCGAAACGCTCATAACGGTAGATTGCGGTAATCAATTCGCCCACTTTCTCTTGACATGAGAGCCGTCCTCGTAATCGGCGCTGACCATATCGTTGTCCAGTTCGTCAATGTCCAACAGGTCTCCAACGCCGTTTTCGTCAACCCAGTCGCTCAACTGGTTGAACGTCAAGCCTTTCGGCGCGGTGACGTGACGCTTCTCGATCTGCGTCACGCGCTGGTAAATCGTGTAGACTTCGGTTTCTTCATCCATGATGGAAACTCCCTTGTTATTGTCCGGTAAAACGATTAACGGGACAATAGACAGCTCTAAAGTCCCGTCTAAATGCTGATTTATGTGAAAACCGCACCATAGAAAGCCCTATGATGCGGTTCTAAATGATGGTTTCTATAAGAATAACCCCATAGAACAAGTCCATGAGGCCACGAAAACGATAACGGCTATACGCTCCGCCTGTATGGTGGAATGTCCAATGTGGCTTTCAACCCGTCGTTAACATGCTCCGCGTCCCTCAACGAGAGTCGTCCGAACCATTGCAGCAGTTCGCTCCTGTTGAAGTAGAAGCGTTGCGAACAGCGCACGAGCGACGGCTTCAACAGCCCCTCGGCCTTCCAGTCGAGCAGCGGCACGTCACCGGCCTCATCCCAATCAGTGTTGCCGGTTATCTTCGCCACGATACCCGACACCAGATCGCCGTCAACCTCGGTGATAACCACCGGACGCGGCTTCCCGATACCGGGATGGTCGGGAAACTCGACCCACATCAGCCACACGTCATACAGGCGCGGTTCACTTGGCGTACTGGTCATAGACATCATCCTCCGAATCATCCCAATCGGCGGGCAGTATCACATGGCCCTTCTCCGAACGCTCGAACATGTATGCATTGTGAACAGGCGGCACCGGATAACCGTCCGGCGTGTGTCGCGTCGGCCTGAACGGCAACCCGTTGTCCACCAGAGACTGGCGTAGGAACATGTTGACGGCGGTGCTCAGGCTCATGCCCATGGAATCGTAGAGCGCGGCGGCACGCGCCTTGACATCATCATCGACATTGGCGACCAGCTTACCCATAACAACCTCCTTAACGGTTAACAGATGGTATCAATCATATACCATATTGGGTTAAAAGAATGGAATGCAGTCCAGCGGAAGTGAGGAAAACGCCAGGCGGCAAGAACTTAGAACAGCGGCAAAGCAAACCGCTTGTCGGGTAAATCGGTGGCGTTCAATGCCGCCAGAATCAGGTCAGACGTGTGGAGTGGAATGTTTGCGCGTACCGCCGCGATATTATCCGGCGTATACGCATAGCCAGAGGACTCCAGAACCTCACGAATCTTGCTAGTGGGTATCTTGACTTCCATCATTCCCACCCCAGCATGTCGTCGATGCACCAGCCGATAGCGCACTCATACCGGTCATACGTGGTGGAATACTTCTGTGAGAACGCCTCACGCGCCCTCTTGTCGAGCATGTCCAACGACAAACCGGTTTCGGCTATCTGCTGTTCCGCAGTATCGAAGTCCGGCGCGGTGTATGGCTTGTCCAGCTTCAGCATGGCACGACGGCGTAAATCATCGATAAAACCATGCTGGCAGTCGAAGATATCCGCCACGCTATCCGCGTTATCGGCGGCCATCTCGTAAGCCGCCTGCAACAACAGGCGTACGGCTTTCTCCCGAATCTCGCTCATGTCACGCCGCCTTAACCCACTTGTCGCGGACGGTAGCCACGTAATCGGCCACCGCCTTTTCCAACTGCCTGTCACTGCCACGCTCATAACGGGCACGGTAGGCGACAACGCACCTGCCATTGGCCGAAGCAACGTAGGCCACCTTGCGGCCCTTGCTGGTACGGAAGTGACGGATAGGGCCCAAACCTTGCAATTCGGGGCATTCCTTAGCCATCATCAGGTCAGGCATCGTACAATAGGAGACGGCGAAACTGTTCACCTTCGGCGGCACTTCGGGAATCTCCTGTGTATCCGGCGCGGGTTCATCATCCATGAACTCGTCTTCCAATATCGCGTCCTCGGGCATAGGCACCGGCCACTGAACATTGCTCGTGAAGCGTTCCTCCTCACACTTCCAGTTTGCATCGATCGATGGGTGCGCGACAATGCCGCCAACCGTTTTAGCGTCCATTCCGGTAGGTACCGGCACCGGCACTGTCTTCATACGCTCGGAATCGGGTATGAGCATCCAACCATGCTCAAGGTCAACGGAGCTTGACCTCATGCCATTCAAAAAGTCCTCATACTGGACTCCCTTGGCCTGAACATTCCACGCCGTGCCCTGCGAAGTCTGGGAAAGTGACCAGACTCGTCTAACCCGAGCGTTCACATACCGAACATCATATTTCGAGCCATCCTTGCGCAACCGCACCCACATGCCGCTCACGGCATTCACGTTACGCGACGGGTCATTGGTCAGCTTCTTCATTTTGGTTTACCTCACTTGTAAAGATTCGATTTTGATTGATTTTCTGGAATAAGTAGGCGGCTAGAAGACTCTCAGCATTCACCCTCTTCGGTGGCTTCGGTGTAGAAAACGTCGTCCATTTGGTCATTGTTGAAACGCTCATTGATGTAATCGGAAATTGCCTTACCGGTATCGTCTTCGTTAATTAGCTGACTAATGCGGGTATGGCTCACACCGTTACCGTCCAAAATGTAAGCGTCTTGCGCCCAACCATCTTCATGCTCGAAAGCCTTGTTATATTCGGTTTCCGTCACATATCCCCAGTCGCCAAGGCGATAGATGCCCTCATAGGGTTGGAAACCGTCATAGCGCGTCAATGGCGATAGTTTTTCGTCAACACGTTCCACCATGTCGGCAACATCTTTAACGGTAATGGACATTTTGAATCTCCCTTAAACAAGAGGGGCACGGCCACAACGCCATGCCCCACAACGATTTATTAACGATGGACTCGCACCATGTAGCCCCTACCCCACGGGACTAGCTCCACGGGATAACCTTTGGCCTCATAATGCGATTGAGTGGCAACAGCCACGGGAAACGACTTGCAACGGTAATGGTCAATCATGGTCGATCACTCACCCATATACGCAACTGGGTTAAGTTGCATGTCGATACGCCGCCATGCCCTGACCAATTCGGCGGTAGGCGCGTACCGTTCGACAGCCGACCGGCTACCGTCGTACCGTGCGGCCATATCATTATCAAAACCGATAACAGTATCGGCCATGATATGACGCGCCTCTTTCGCCGTAATGGCCTCACAATGCCAATTGCCATCAAACACGTCGTCGGCAACCCAAGCGTCACGCTCAGCCATCGAGTCGAACACGTAGAGGCTACCCGGCCATGACCCATCATCCCATGTCGTGCCGATACCATAAGCCCAGCGGAAAGCGTAGAAGTAGCGTGCCATCATGCCACCTCGCCATCGAAGTGACGTTCGGCGGCTACCGCGTACAGCACGTCATGCATGGTGTCGGTACTGTAGCCATTGATATTGGTGACAACTTGCAAAGTCTGCTCGGACACACCGTAATCATCTTTCAGCGCGTCCCACATTTCCTCAATAGACATTGTTGAATCTCCCTTGAATTGATGAAGCGCGGAGACAGCCGCGCGACTGAATGAATCTAATTGAAAGACTTAGTAGCGTTCACCGATTAGCACACCGTCACGGTAGACGTACAGGCCAGTGCCCCTACCGTTGCCCATCTGGGCCGAGCCCCAGTAGCAGAGTCCCGTTTGGCCGGAACCGTCTTCATTGAGACATTGGGGGATGTTCGCGGTATCGGTACCGCAAGCGGCTAACGACATCAAGGCGATTAATGCGGCAACGGCCGCGACACACTTACTCATGGTTTCCTCACTTCCGCGTGAGGCGGTACAATGAGTACCGCC